GGAGTACCAGTTGGTCCCGTAGGCCCAGGTGAACCAGGAGTCCCGTCAGTTCCCGGAGTGCCAGGTGGTCCCGCAGGGCCGGGAGTAGGGTCCGAAGAAATACTCGAAATTCTACCGTCAGAGGTTACGGTAAGGTTCGGGTTAACGTAACTCCCGGCTGTTACTCCGGTATTATTCAACAGTTGAACTTTGTCGAGTGCCATCGAATCTCACCAGGGGTTAGTATACGGGAAAGGGAGTGAGGGGTGGAGTGAAATTGGTTGTATAACGAGCGATGTTCTTGGTGATGCGGAAGTCATTCATGTGGCCGCTAAAGTGGTTACCAGTTGATCCGAACATCTCGTCTTTGCCGAAGAAAATGGGACGGTCAAAGAGGTCTGGGTTTGGAATTATAGTAGCTGAATATGCAAAAGTTGTTGCGTCTTTTATGCCATTTACAAAGCAAGAGATAACTCCAGAATTTCTTACCAATGCCACATGGGTCCAGGTGTTTGCAGTCACGCTTGTGGTTGTTCCCGTAAATCCGCCTATGTTAAACCCGGCATTTAATCTAAGAGTCCCTGCGACGTTATAGACGCCAAAGCGGTAATTTCCGGCGCTCGTGCCGGGGGGTGTTGAACAGAAAATCGTGGCGTACACTGCCGGGGCGGTGTTCAGGTAGATCCACGTTTCAACTGTAAAATCTCCGGCCAAGATGAAAGGACCTTGAGTTGTGGTATCCAGGTATGCGGTAGACCCGTTGAAAGAGCCGCTGCCATCACCCCACTTGCTAATTGCTGTGCTGATTTGTGCGCCGCCGTAGGGAGTGATAGGAGTTGCATTTGCGCTGCTGTCAATAAACGTTGTGCTACCGTTAACACCAGTCATCTGCAGCAATAACGACACGTCGTTCCAGTAAGGATCTGACGGGGATCCGGGGGAAGGAACAATTTCAACCGTTTTGAACACTAGCTCCAGTGTTTGTGGACTGGAGGCCATATTTACTACTCTGAAGTAAGTTAAACCGGTCCCCGTGTAAACAACTGGCAGGGGCGCAAAGGTGATTGTCTCCTCTGCCGTGGTCGTTACAACTTCGGCATAGAAACCGGTTCCGCTTAAAGGAGGAATTCCACCAGGGGATGTTCTTGTGTCAGCGGCTCTTGCCACTGGATCACCGTAAACGCGAATCCACATTTGCGAATCCGACGAAATTGCCACCAGGTTGTACAAACTTCCAAGCGTAAGCTCAAAGTCTTCCACACCCCCTGCAGGCAGTACACTCGTTGTGAAACCTACGTACGCAAACCCTGAAGATCCACCTGCTCCGGGAGGTCCCACAGGTCCTTCCGGTCCAGTTGGTCCTGTAGGCCCAGGAGAACCAGGAGTCCCATCATTTCCCGGAGAACCTGTAGGCCCAGGAGAACCAGGAGTCCCATCATTTCCCGGAGAACCTGTAGGCCCCGGCGAACCTGTAGGCCCAGGTGAACCAGGAGTCCCAGGAGTTCCCGGAGTGCCAGTTGGCCCCGGCGAACCTGTAGGCCCAGGTGAACCAGGAGTCCCGGGAGTACCCGGAGTGCCAGAAGGTCCTGGTGGTCCCGGTGGTCCGACAGGCCCAACCGGTCCAGGCCCGCTTGAAAGCAACTCCCAAGTGTCAAATTGCTCGTTATACTCGTATTGATCTACACCTACGATAGGGGGGTCAGGGTAGATCTGTCCGTTGTAAGCAGGCGACGGGAAAATTAGAGTTGGCATACAACAAACTTAAACCCTTTATAGGAGGTTTTACCCCTGCGGTCAAACCAGCGTGATGCCCCATTTGGAGGCAAGCCATGCTGCACAGAATCGCGGTCGGGGCTGACGTCGGTGCGGGTGCTGCCGTCCGCAAAGCGGATGCGGTGCGGCAGGGGTGCTGGGGTGGTGGCGTTGTGGGAGTAGAGCATCAGCCGTTCGGGAATGCTGCAGTAGCTGGCGTGAAGTTGGCGGTGTAGCGGCAGCTTTTGGTGATGCGGAGGTCGTCGATGTAGCCGTTCCAGGATGATCCTCCAGACTGGAAACCCACCAGCATTCCGGCTGAATCAGCTGACCAGGATGTTGAGTCCGTAATAGATGAGCCAACTTGTGTCCCATCAATAAATAGCCGATTAGTTGACCCACTTCTCGTAATTGCCAGATGCGCCCATGTGTTTGTTGAAAGACTATGGCCGGAAAACTGCAAAGGCCAAGTCGTTCCCGATCCGCCCATCCAAATTTGACCGCTTGTGATTGGATTGATTGCAAGCATGAGGTAACCGCTTGAATTGACTGTTGCCCCTAGCATGAATCTATAGTTTAAGTCAGCTGGATAAATCCACATTTCAACAGTAAAGTCGCCAGATCCTAAGTCCAAAACCGAAGAGTGTGTTACTGTTACATAATCTCCGGTGCCATCAAAATAGCCAGCGGCGCCGCCAAACTTGCTCTGCGCTGTACTGATTTGCGCGTCGCCGCTGGCTGTAACTGTCAAGGCGTTACTACTGCTATCGGTGAACGTCGTGCTGCCGTTGCTGCCGTCCATGTGCAGCAGCAGTGACACGTCGTTCCAGTACGGATCACCTGTCGTTGGCCAGATGGCTGCGCGTCTGGCCACGCTCTGCTCATTCTGGAACCACAGCCCTGATGCTGCGCTGGTTGTCGGCGTGCGCCGGACGCCCATCAATCCGCCGTTGAAACCAAGCATCAGCTGATCTCCTCGTAGCTGATAACAAGTTCCAGAGCACTATCGGAGCTGGCTTGCGCGCGAAGGCTTTGTCCTTCCTCCAGGTAAATGTATGCCTCTCGCGTCACCAACACCTGCGTGGCGTCAACTGGAACAGCAATCGTGCTGGCGACATTGAAACCGTTGGCTCCGTCGTAAAGCTCCAGGCTGATGTCGGCTGTCGCGGCTCCATCAATGTTAGCGCAGTAGACAGAGTTAACCTTCAACAATTTGCCACTACTGGCGGCATTGCTGAGTGCTGCAGCCATGGTCGTAGTGACCGCGTAACCGGTTGATTTCCCGAAAACGGATGTTAAAGTTGTTGAACTTTTGATGTTGGGAGCTGTCATGGCTGGAAATTAGAGAGAAGTTAAACTCAGGACCAGTAAAGATAATCGGTGAATTCTTGCTGAGGTGTGGTGGAGGGTGAAGCTGACGCGTACTCGTAGAAGTAATTGTTTAACGGCCAGATTTGTCCCGTGGTTGGAAGGGTCGGCCAGTTGCAAGTTGGAGAACCTGAGAAATTCATATTCAGGGTGCTGGTTGCGAGGTAAGTTCGAACCGAAACCTCGCTTGTTTGGTTGACGAGCGGCGTGAGAGAAGTGAACCCCGGCAGCAGGTTGAGTAAACCTTGAGCGGGCCAAGTGCGAACAGACACTTGGCTCGTCTGGTTAAGTATGGGCGTGAAAGACGTGAAGCCCGGAAGTAGATCAAGTAACCCTTGGGCAGACCAATACCTTGGCAACAATTCCCCTTGGCCACCATCACTCACCTCTGTAAAAGAAGTGGAGCTAACAAGTCCGTAGACAAAGTCGTCGCCAATCGGAAAAGTTGCCATCTTACGTCATCAATTAGTCGACACTGGGTAAAGGTAATCAACGAAATCTGTGCTTTCGGAGGCTGCAGGAGCCTCGTTTGCGCGGTTAGCGTATGACCCGAAGAATAACCCTTGCGGCCAAACTTGACCCTGATTTGGCAGAGTTGGGCAATCCTCCGAGGGGAACAGGTCGAGATTAACTTTGTCGTTGCTGATCGGAAAAGTGGCCATCGTTAGACCACACGAGCCAGGAATGTTGGGCTAACGGCAGTTGTAACCGTGGCGTTATTTGTGCAGTTGAGAATTTCCCACTCTTCGACGCCGGGGTCAACGACGAACCGGTCTTCGAAGTTTAGCGTGTTGTTGGCGTAGTGCATATAGACTCCGAAATCAGTCGCCAGAGGGGTTGAGGAGAAAGAAGTCCAAGGAAGTTCGGAGCAAATTGGGTTGAACGGGGCTAGATACGCTGGGTTAACCTCGGGGGAACCCACGGGGATAATTACTTTCCCGTTCGCTCCGAAGCTGGCATTCACGTTCCAACCGCCATAAACTTTTCCCGTGCCGTAGTAAGCATACATACCACAGTATAAGCCGTGCCAGCCGTACGCACTATAGTAATAAGGGTTAGGCGCACCTACCTGTGCTTGACCGTAGGGATAGGCTCTTTGAATGTTTTCTTGAAGGTAAAATTGAACAGTTCCTGTCGCATTAGCTGTGCCGGAGTTTACACCATAAAGACCGGGGACCATACCCGTGTCCAAATCCAACCACGAGTACAAAGGAGTATCAGCGCGATGAATTGCGAAAGGATATGAGACAGGTAGACCTTGTCTAAACAAAAACCAACTTTGTTTTGAATCAGCCGTAGAAGTATACCTGAATATGTCAAGCGTGGTAGCGTTGCTAAAAGTCATCGGTGATGTGAGATTTGTTGCACCACCACCATAATCCAGCGATTGACCGTAGGCATCTGACGGCTGGAGCGCGTAGTCTAAATACTGAGTGCCCGTGAATGTGTGAGCGACCGTGTCCCAGCCATTTGTTCCAACAAAACAACCAGCTCGAGAAGGACTGACCCAGAACACGTAGTAGGTTGTCCCAAATTGCTTTGCGCCATCATAAACACACTCATAAACGGCAAATCTAGAGTTGCCTATCGTGAATTGGTCGTGCCAACCGACCATCAAACCCGCGTCGATGAAAGCTTGCCCCAGTTGATCAATGACGTCGGTCGGGCTGAAGCCAACTGTCAGCGAGTAAATTTGTTTTGTTACGGCCATAATCTGAACAGAACAAGGGTCTAAGAGTGGGTCTGATATACGGTTTTACCCTCTCGGGCGAATCACATATCTTTGTCTGGCTCAAGAAGCGGGCGACCGTCTTCGTCGTGCCCGTAGGTGTACATAACTTCGTCTTGGCGCTCGGCAACTACCAACCAACTGACAGTTTCAACGCATGCGGGATCTTTCGCTTGAATGGTCAAGACTCCGTCAACGACCGAGCCCTTGCAAAGTTCCCAGCCATCGACGCTTGTAACCCAAACTTGTGGATTTCTGCAGAGTTCCTCCCAAGTGCCAGGAATCAAGCCGTATTCCTCGTCGAGCGTGATTGCGGCAGTTCCAGCCACCAGCTGAACCGTCCCCCTGTAAATCAGGTCGGCTCGCGGCGCCTCAACCGAAGTGTGAATAAGGTACTTATTCTCGTCCAGGGGGTGATTGATTCGGAAATTCTTTGCGCCGTTTACGTTAAGGTTGCCAGCTACAACGTCAAGGTCGCAGCCAGCGGATGGTGCGGCGGTATTAACAGCAACGTAAAACCGGCCAGAGGATGAGAGTCTACCCATACTCAAAGGGGGGAAAATATTGCCGAAATCGTTATAGAGGTAAAAACCAATGTTTCGATCCGTTGCCGCAGACTCAAGAAACAAACCCCACGCGCCATCCAAGCCGCCGTTTACACGAACGTCCCCCCTGTCTCCCCAAATTGTGAAACCGTCACCGTTTGTGATAGTAAAAGCCCCTTGGGCGGCGCGGAAGTTCGTTAAAACATCCGTGAGAAAAGTTCCCGTGCCCGCGTCACGACCAACGAAAAGATAAGCGGAGTCAACACCTGAGTTGTTCTTCAGGTTGAAGTTGATATTTCTGTTTGCTGCTGAGGCGCTAGTGTTGTACAATCCCACAACGCCGTCGCTGCCGCCAGCACTCAAAATGTCGCCGTCTCCGGCACCCACGCCAGAAAGATCGATCGACCCCAAGGTTGAAGCAGCTGTGAGCCTACCATCTGCGCCAACCGTAAATGACGGGTTCGTGTACGTTCCGGGAGTAACACCTGTGGCGGCTGGGGAACCGTTCGTGGCGCTGGTGATTCTACCGTCCGAACTGATTGTGATGTCGGAGGTAGTGTAACTTCCAGCTACTACGCCGGTGTCATCTAAGAGTTCAACTTTACTAATTGCCATTGTGATTCTTTAGCGATAACAGCCCGTGAAGTTGAGGCGAGCCAACTTCTCCAGTTCAACTGAGGCAATTTTACCCCATTTACGAAGCCGGGTAAACGTAGTACCATGTAACAGCGACTCTTTTGAATCCGGATGTTACAACTTGGCCTCGGTGAGGAAAACACCAACTCGACGGGAAGATCAGTGCATGGCCCGGTTTCGGTTTATAAACTTCGTCGATGAATTCGGTTCCGCCACCTTCAAAGTCAGAGGTGAGGTAAAGAACAACAGAAATCGTTCGATAAAAAGTGTTCTGCGCCCGGTCCCAATTCTGATCGTAATGGAATTTGTATTCCTGACCAGGCCCGTACTCAAGAATTTGAATGCCTTCGCGGTGAGATCGAGTTCCTGCAGCGCCAGGGGCGAGAGTATAGCTGACGAGCGAAGGGTGGATTCCCCCGAGGCGGTCTCGGTATTCAAGCAGAGCTGTATTTATAGCTTTCCCGACTAAGTCGGTGATCGCAGTTTCTTCTACTAGGGTGAATCCTTCACTCGAGCGAAGAGAAGTGTCTACTCGAAAACTTTCACCTGAGAAAACAGTGTTCTTTAAGCGTAAATTCTCTTTACGGTCGCAAAATTGATTGACAACGCGCAACTCTTCTTTGCTCAGGGTTGGAACAACCTGAATAAGTGGGTTTTTCATTAGAGGTGTTTTGATCGTATGTTAGGTCAGGAAAGGCCGAGGATTGCCTTGAGGTCGTCGGGAGTAAGGCCCAGTTTTTCCAGCTTCTCGTATGGGCTCAAAGTGGTTTCGACGAGAGGTTTGATCTCCGCGTCAACGAGAACCCACCCGTCATCCCAAGTTAATTCTTTTCCGGGTGGAACTTCGGGTGGAACTTTTTTTGTGTAGCCCCTCGGAGCTTCGGACGGATCAAAGTTTTCGAGACGTTGCGTTGGATCCGAGGTGCGGTAATAAACCCCCCTTTTGTCTTTCACAACTTTCCAAGAATCTTCCTGAAAAACGGGAATGCGGCCCGAAGAAAAGCTGGGCGGTTCTTCTTCAGTTGCGTGAGCGGGAATCAGCCATACGCCCGGAGGGTCCAAAGGGGAGGAATCTGCGATTCCCTCCTCCAAGAAGTGTTTGTAGACTGGGTGATAGTGATAGATTTTCATGGTTATTATCAGAACTTGATGCAGGGGAGAAGCGCGACGTTGCGAGGACGAGTTTCAGTGCCCCCGGTAGCATTTATTGCTTGTGAAGTGTTATACGTCTGCACCGAGTTAGCGCCGCCAGCAGCTCGTCCAGTGGATCCGAAGTCGAAACCGTAGGCATATGTGGTATCGTGAGTGTGACTCTCAAAGTCATCCAGCTGAGAACTACCAAAAACTCGGCCTGGGTCAACTCCACGACCGGCGTCCCAACCTCGAATGAATTCGCCTCTCAGGTCCGGAAGATTGAATGTTGTGCTTCCGTCCCCATTACCGTAAGTGGTTCCGATAACAGCGAACAAATTACTATAGGTGGTTCGTGAGACAGCCGCTCCGTTACACACAACGTAGCCAATAGGTGCTGTGGAGGCTGACGACCAAATAACGGTTCCGGTAACTGAACCTCCACCACCGCTGCCACTACCGCTTATGCACATAATGTACGCAAGGGCGTAGTAAGGAGGTCTGTTTTCGTGAGCGCCGTTTCCTCCCGTAAAAGTTATGTTTCCAAATTGGTCGAAATAATTCGTAAATCCGCCATCCGGGTCGCCGCCGAACCGCATGTCGGACACAGGGGCACCCCCAGTGTCTTCAACATTCTTTTGTTGATAGTTCATTCCGTGGGTGTGGTTAGGCATTTCGCCAATGCCCAAAGTGACCGCATTCTGACCGCCAGTGTTACCAGGGGCGTAACTGCTTCCTGCACCGACAATGAATCTGTCCCGCAAGTCCGGTGTTCCGTTTGTTCCGTCGCACAGTTGCCAACCGCCTGGAATGGCTGCAACTGAACCAGACCACATGGAAATCAGACCGGTGGGAACGCCCGCAATAGCAACGGTGTTTCCAACAAATCCGACGAAATAATCTCCCGCTAGCGGAGCAGTCGAGAAGGTTACTTGGCTCAGCGCAGAGTTCCACGAAAATGCTGCCGTAGATTGAACAGCGCCGCCGATAAACAAAACTAAATCGTCTGCGGTTACGTTGGTGGGCAGCGTTGTTCCGCCCAGGTATGTCAGAGTGAAAGTAACTGTTGAGCCGTTGAAACCACCGCTAATGTTATCAAGACGTTCAAGACCACCCGCGCCAGTTGGCCCCGTAGGTCCGGTTGGTCCGGTAGCTACTTGACTCGCAACCCAACCCACAAAGTAATCCCCTGCGGGTGGCGCACTCGTGAACGTAACCTGGCTTAGACCAGAGTTCCATGTGAAAGCCGTCCCTGCAAGTTGAATTGCACCGCCAATAAACAGAACTAAATCTTGCTGCAGAACTGTGACAGGAAGGTTTACTCCAGCAGATGTCAGAGTGAAAGTAGTTTGAGTTCCGTCAAACGAGATACTGTCAATATATTTTGCGTTAAGTGCGCCTGATCCCCCGCCGGACCCTGGAGGTCCAACTGGGCCAGGTGTGCCAGGAGTGCCAGGCGTTCCCGATGGACCGGAGGGACCAGGCGGCCCGGAAGCTCCTGTGCCTCCTGTTGGCCCCGGTGCTCCCGGAGGGCCTGGCGGTCCTGCCGGGGGAACAAGTTGCCAGCTTCGCACACCCGCCGCCGTACTAACTAACCCGTAGCCATCAACTGGCGGAACTCCAAGGTTGGGCTCTGTGTCGGCCAAACCAAGAATTTCGTAACGAGTAGCGTTCGCTAAAGTTGGGGGAACGGGAATTACCCTTCCATCGAAAAATCCTGCCATGGCTTAGATCAGCGTTTCAAGGACACTTAAAGTAAATTTGATGTTTGTGGTTGTTCCGACGATCGAGAGAGTGTCCCCGGTCTGAAGAACAAGTTTGCCAGCGGTTCCGCCCGACGCAATCAAAACTTCCTGGGAAGGAATCGCATAGTTGAAGACTACGGGATGCACAGTTGACCCGCGAACAAGCCTCATCGAGAAGTTTTGAGCGGCGGGATCTGTGTTAACAGCTTGCGCTGTCAGAACAATCGCGTTGTAACCAGTGGGCGCGGTATAAACGTTCACGGCCGAAGTAGGAACATCGACGGGAATCGTCTTAAAGACTGTTAATGGAAGTGCCATGTTATCAGGAGAGGGCGAGGATGTAAGGAATCACGATGGCCAGGATCGACTTTCTAAACGCTTGGCCAGAGATTGTTCCAGTGTTTTGGTTAATTACCAGGTCTTCGCCAACGCGGAAGTCACCAAGTTGGTCTGTGCTAGTAATTGCAACGCGACCGCCGTTGACTTGAATGACTTCGTTAGCTTGGATGGCAGTTCCACCTGTGAAGGGAACAGCAGTGTTGATGTTGGTTCCGCTACCCACGTATTCCATACAGTGGGAGTTCGCAATGATCCGGCTAACACGCCAGAAGTTTACGGTGTCGCCAACTGAAGGTGTGTACGGAAGGTTTTCTTGAATCGCGATCGAAACCGTATTCGTAATGCTGCTGTAATCTTCTGTGACTTCGGCAACGGTGTAATAAACGGGGTTCTTAATTGGCTCTGCGGAAGCACCTACTCCCCCACCACCAGTAATTGAAACCGTCCACGTAAGCGTATCCGCAGCCGAATAGCTTTGACCTGAGGATACGACTTCGATTCGATCTAATTCACCGTTTTTAATTACCGCTATACCTTGCGCCCGGATCGGTGCCTTATTCAATGGCGTGGTTGGCGCCGAAACTGTAACAGTGGGGATACTTGTGTAGCCACTTCCTCGATTCTCAATCTTGAAACCAGACACGTTATAGTAAAGTTCACCAACCGTAATCACCTGCCCCACGTAAGGAATCTGATCCGTTGTCAGGTTTGCTAGGCTGAACACGCTGTTGTTAACTGTCGCGGCACTCGCCAGCTCACCGGATTGTTCTAGAGGTCCAACGCCATCTGCGTACATTCCATAGTTACCAAAGTCAGAGTTACTGTTGGTAACGCTAACTAGACCTCCTGTTTCCGCCAACACGGACTTATCCGCGCAGATCGTGAACATACTCACGACTTGGCAGTAACCTCTGTTGTAAACTTTGACGCCTAAGCCATCAGGATTGTACTGAGTGAAGCTGTCGAGCACCATGCTTCGCAGGCCGCCCGCTTTGCTACCGTCAACGTTGAGGCCAATGCTGTTGGTAACGAAGTTTGTGCAGTTCTGAACGTAAGGGCTCTGTGTGATATACAACGGCGAGCCAGGTGTGTTGATGTCGGGCACACCGGGCTTGAAGGACATAATCCCCCACTTTTGAATTGTAATCCCGGAGTCCGGAGGATCTTCAACCCGGCCCATTACCCCCGTGAAGGAGAAATTCTGAACATAACAACCGTTAAGAACGTGGAACAGATCGTCTTCCGAGTTCTGAAGGGCAATCGTCGTGTCGCGTAAGTCTGCCCCAACAATCGAAATGTCTGTATAAGGGAACACTAAAGGGTTTTGCTCTTCGTAAACACCTGCAGCAACCCGAATTTGAGTGCCAACTTCAGCCAGTGCCAAGGCGCTCTTGATTGTTCTCTTCGCTGTTTGTGGGCTCGTTCCGTCGTTTCCGTCGTCACCGTTCACGTCAACCCACAGGGTATTTGAGATCGGCGTGATTCCTCTCCACCGAACACCGTCAAATACTTTCAATCCGGGGGCATTCGGGTTGTAGGTGTCTAGCCACTGCTCTCCAACCGAATTTCCACCCGTGCCACTGCTTGCGATAACACCGGCAGGCGGAACCGGGAACACGGTGTAACTTCCCGGCGTAACCAGACTGACCGAGGTAACCGAAGTTCCAGACACAGTCTGAACTTGAAGAACCGCAGGAATTCCAGTGCCACCCGAGAGGGTCAGAATGTTTCCTACAAAGTAGTTCGTTCCACCAAAACTCACAGAGGCGGAGGTAACTCCTCCAGTCAAATTGAATGTTGCTCCAGAGCCAGAGCCCCCGGAAACAATTACGGGAGAAACCGGGAATACCGAGTAATTGCCTGCGGTTTCAAGTGAGACGGAGGTGATTTCACCTGCGGAGACTGCTGTAACTTTCAACGTAGCGGCAGTACCTGATCCCCCAATGACGGTGAGAACATCGTTAACGGCGTAAGTTGTTCCTCCGTCCTCAACGGAAACTGCTGTAACAGCTCCCACCAGAAGAAATTGCGCCCCAGAGCCGGAAATACCCGAGTTCGGAGCTTCCGGGCCAACTGAAGTGGGACCTACTTTGAACAGGTTGTTCGCAGAATCCGAGAAGAACAGCCCCGGCTCAAACTCGTTGATGTTGACGGCGGGCTGACCTTCCAGCAGAAAGGCAGCGTCTGGCCTCTGTCGGAAAGCTTTTGAACGTAGTAATTGAATTGGGATCGAATTGGCCATTACTTATGCTGTCTAAGTTTCGAAGGGGAAGTTGTTTAGAAATATAGTAAGTTTTACCCTGTCAGTCCTGGCTCAGAGTGCCTGTCGCGCTGTTTACATCGAAACCATTCCCAAGAATTAGAAGTCCTTGGGCTGTCTTCACATAGTAAGGAATCGTGTTGGTTCCTGTGCCAATTTGCAGATTGTTTCCTTCTACCACTCCAATGCCGTTACCGATGTCCAGATGCCCAGAGTAACTGGCAAGGTTAGACGTCTCAGCCGACGGGTACACCGTGGAAGAACCAGTTACTTGAAGTTTTCCGTCGGAAGTGACAGACAATCCGCTTGTCGTCACAACTTTCATATCCCAGTAAGGACCCTTCACGATGTACTCTTCGGGTACGTTAGGGACTGTCGGTGAAGGGTTGGGAATAGGATCTGAGAAAGGAGGGGGAGTTGGTAAAGACATTTGGGTCTCAAAACGGCCTATGCAAGGTTTTACCCTTTAATCACTCACTGAGAAAGTTGTTGGTTCGCGGGATTGACCAGGGGGTTGACATCTTCGTAGAACCTTCCCGTCAAAGCCTGACGTTGCGGGCCAAACAGAACGATTTCCCCTCGGTTGCTTACCCCAGTGATCGTAACTTTACCGCCCCACAGAACAGACGACTGATAGTCGGCAGAAAGTTTTCGGGATAGATCACTACTTTGATATTTTGGTAAACCACGAGAGTAGTTCAAATACCCGGAGTAGGCCCAAGTATGAGTGTTAGCAATAATTGTTGAAGGGCTGTTGAACTCGAGTGGCCAGCGCTCGGTCACCAAAGCGTAACCTTGAAAGGGTGTTATTGGGATGGCAGTAATTGCCAAAGCCCTTTCTCCCCAATACCTTGGACCAAGATACGGAAGAATCTCTTCGTTCGTGTAACCCATGACCTCGAAGAAACGAAGAACAGCTTGCTTCGTGTTGCCCCAGAGGGGGTCGTAGATTATCGGGTCGGGTGTTTTATTTGTTTCACAAACAGTAACAGATGCGCCTGAGGGCCAAGTCGGATTCTCCGTAGAAGGGTTCGGGTAGTAACTGTTGGTTCGATTTAGGCGAATCGCTTTCAAGGTCGATCCGGAAATGTCAATCACCTGCATGTACTCAACATTGCCCCCTCCCTCAAACTTGATGATCGAAACTTCTTCCTCAGGGTTCGGGATAACCGAGGCATTTGCCACTGAAAACTCAACAATTGCAGGCCGATATCTTGTTTTGTCTCCAGCTTTTAAGAGCTCTGCAGGAGCTTCCTGAATAGTAAGTAACCCACTGCTGGTCTGCGTTGTAGATCCACTTTCAACATTGGTTAAGCAAATTCCTAGACTCGGGGAACCATCATCCCCATCATAGTACGATTGAATCGAATAGGACGGGTAAGGGTAAGTAGAACCACGGAAATAAGTGTCCGTGGGCGAGTACACATCTCCTTCATCGTACACATCTGGTGCATAAATTCCCTGGTAAGTTGTGGAGATTAGTTCCTGCCGATCAAGAACGCTGGTATCGACGAAAGGCGAGCAAGACTCGGTGGGAGCAATTTTGAACGGACCTGTGCTTGGTCGGAAGTTGTTCGCACTTCCGTAGTAAAGATTGTCCCAAATGTTATTTTCCGCCGCGTACCAGTTTCTCTCCTGGTAAGTGACAATCGTACCGGTAGAGTTATCAAACTCCTGCTTCCAGGGTCTGGCGTAGTCAGAAACGGTAGCCGTGAAGTAGTAGTTTACGTTCTCGTTGCTGTCCCCAATTACGTAGTTGAATTGCGGCGACTCCGCCAAAGCTGCGGTAAACACGTGGTCTACGGTGAAGATTCTTCCCCATCCACCCAACACTCCAGGGTCGAATTGAACGTTGGGGCGAAGGGTTCCGGGGTTGATCGCTTGGTTGGTTTGGTTGAGGCGAAGAACTGAACCTACCTGGGGAGGAATAACGGTTGGATATGTGTTCGACACTTTGAAGCTATAGGCCCGGTCAAACTCCGGACGGGGATCAACGAATCGACGAATATAGGGTACTTCCAGCTCAGTTACTGCCGCCGCCAAAGGAATGCTGCTGTCGGATGCTCTTAACCTCAGGGTTGAAGTGAGGCCGCAAGATCCGGGGGTCGAAATTACTGTTGGTCCGCCATCTGTTGCAAAGAAACCTCGATAAGTTTGCCCATTGGTCGAGTTTCTCACCCAAACAGCACTTCCGGGGTTGAGTGAGTACGGCAGAAGATAGCACGGAGAAAACTCCGAACTGAGCTCAATCAATTGAATGCCCGGATCCAGCACCGGATCAATTTTGACCGAGACTACTTTCGCCCCAAGAGAAAGAATTTGTTTGTTCTGGTCCGACACAACTTGAGACTCTGTGAGCGCAAGAGGCCGTTGAATGCCTTCGAATAGGAAACCGGTTTGGTTGGCATCTGCACCACCGACAGTGTTGATTCCGAAGAACCCTTCGGATTTGATCGCAACTGACCCGAAGTTGCTCGTGCTGTTTGTGAGGGAGACGAAACCTCCGTTCAAAGCCCACGTACCCACTGCGCAACCAATCGTGTAAATCGACTGAAGTTGGCCGTATGCACCATCTCGAAGTCTGAACCCGAAGTGACGGAAGTCCACCTCTGTGTCAACGATTCCAATATTTTTGTTGTTTTCCGTAACTTGGTTTTGGTAGTAGTAACGAATGTTCTTAATCTGAGTTCTGTTGAGAAGGTCGAGTTGAGCCTCCACTGAAACCGCGTCGACTGTTGAAGGACGCTGGTTCGTCGGAAGTGAAAGGTACGTTGCCTTTGCGAGAGGCCACCACTTTTGTTCCGAAGTGTTTATCTGCGGGTCAGTTAGTGTTGTGTAAATTTCGTACGCCGCCGGATCGTTCTGCAATGAAACGCAAGTGCATTCGTTTGCGATGAGAGACCTGAATCCTTGAATCTGGTTACCAATTACCTCGCCCCAGCACATACCGTAGTCGGAACGAACGTTTACACTGTTCGCGTAAGCCGAGGAGTTGCTGGTGCTGTTAGCAGCTCGGTTGTTAGGGTAGTCAGAATTCGTAGGTGCCACGATAACGAACTCAGCCTGACTTACCAGAAGAGCTCCGTTAGTCACCTGTCCGCCAAAGAAGTCGGGGAAAGCCCTTTGAACTTTGGTGTAGTAGTCTGCCAACTCACTCAGAGTCGTGTTCAAGCTACCGCGAAGGCGGTGGGCTGACTTGAGTGTATTTGTTACGTAGAGAATTATTGAGTCGGACGTTGAAATCGTCGGAAGGGCGGAGTATTTTACGTACAGAGCTTCCGGCGCAGTGCGCAAGTAGAAAGAGAAAGTATCAATCGGGTAGGCGTAATATTTACCGTTCTGGAAAGTTCCTGTGATTTGATTCACACTGGCTGCGAACTCAACCTCAACGAGATCGTTCACCTCTAAACCGTGTGGTCGAGTCGAGTAAAACACTGCTTCCCCGTTTGTTGAGGACTCAATTTTATACACATCCCGTGACTGAACTTTGTCAAGAATGGAGTAGTTGTTGAGGTAAGTGTTACCAGTCCACTTCAGGACTGATGTAATCGGTTGGTCAAAGTCGCCATCGACTCCGGCGGGGTACGCAGGGTTCTTGTAATTGGGGACGTATGTTGGGCTCAAGATGCACTTCTTGAGGTCAAGGCCAACAATCGAAATTCCCCGAGGAACGATGATACCCCCAGTAGGACTGTTGAACTGAGTTAGCTGAGTTGTTGTAACCTGGGCAAACGGATCTGACGAGAAGTTAACGTTGAACTCGGCGAGACTTGCGCCAGGGCCATTGTTCGCAGTGACGCGAGAAGGGGCGAGGTAAATCGTATATTTGCTATTCTCGCTTGCGGGAGTCGCGCCCGTCAAGATTGCATTGATTGTAATTTTGCTCAGCTCCAGGATTGCGCGTGTCAGAGTCTGAAACGGCAATGCTTGGCCATCATTCAGAATTGAATCCGTGGAGCCAAGAAATTCGGGGGCAACGAACACAACATACCCACCACCGCCGAGGTAGGGTGCTGCAATCGTTTGCCATTGAGAGGTGAAATCTTTGAAGACACCGCAATTCAGGGTGCCATCTTGCGTATTCAACCAGAGTTCACCTTTCGAGGGCGAACTTGTCGGAGCCTGCGGAAGAACCGATGTTGGACCTATTTTAACAACAGTGTCGTTGTTAACCTCAAAGAATAGACCGGGATCGTTTGAGTTCGTATTTAGGCCAATCTCACCAACCTCAAGGTTTGAGCTCGTCGGGCGCTTTCCCGGAATGCTCGAACGCTTGAAAACGATTTTTACAGCAGACATTTGCTAAAGAGCGAGTTGAAACGCGTAATGACGCTTCAACCTTTTACCCTACAGGTAGGCCCCGCCGATAATCGCGTCTTCGCTCACTTCTCCCTTCTCTCGAAGCTTCATTGCCGCCTCAAGGTAGAGATCCGCTCTTTCGCCCAGCTCTTGTCTGCGCTCCTTGTAACGTGACATCAGAGCGATATACTGTTCGTCGTGCTTGCCCATCAAACTCCGTCGTAAAGAATCGAGATGTATTTTTGTGCCTGTTCGTTGCTTATTTTAGCCCAGACGCCCTGCTCGTAAGTCTCCATCGGCGAGCGAATCCCGTGGTCCATCACGGTGGCGATGTCATCATGGCTGAAACCGTCTTTCTTCATCGCAAACTGCACAGAAGCTTTATTTTCTTGAATACGGGTAAGGATTGGGGCTTTTTTCTCAAACTCATCTCTAGCGAGTTTAACAGCCCCAGGTGGTGCCCCCATCTTCAGTCTATGCTCATACGACTCAAGAAGTTTAGCGCCGGTTCCGTCCCATCTGCGGACTTGCCAGTCTCCTTGCCCTGCAGCACCACGTCCTCGATCTGCAATTGCTCCCTTTGGCGGGAGAAAAACGCCCATTGCTTCAGCTAAAGCTGCCTTCGGTGAATCCTGAGCGAGGCCCATGTCAACGAAACGGGCTTTACCTTTGCGGTCAACAAGGACGTTATCAATGTGCATATCGTTGTGAGCGATACCCATTCTGTGAAGATTTGCTCGGGCAGTCCAATACGCATCAGCGACTTTGACGCCGCCAATTTCTTTGTCGGGCGCTTTTGAGCCTATCGGACTTCCGGCAACCACGCTCATCGCCACGCGACCGATCTTCGTTCCAGGGTTATACTGAGAATCACCGTCAAGTTGTGCAGCAAGAAGTTTCGGGCCAAGGTCAACTTTACCAAGGCGATCAATCAGATCGGCCTCAATTTTACCAACTTCGCCTCTCTTGATGGCATTACCCTTGTTTGGTTCGCGAAGAACAGTTCCATAGGCACCTCTTCCGAGAAGAGTTGAGCCGGAACCGTAAGAATCTTCCCAGCGGTAAGACTTGTTTCCTAGCTCGCGAGAAATTCCTTTGCTCAGCATGTCGCCGTCATGGTCGCGGGCATCTTCACGAGCGTACCGAACGTTTCCGGTTGCTTTGGTGACAGGACCTTGAATCGCTTCTCGAACTTTCTTGAGACGGTCGAGTAAAGCCAATCTCTCCTGGTTACTACCTTTGAACCCTTTCTGCTGACTCATGAGTCTGCCTTCCAGATTTCTTGCCTCCTCGAGAAGACCTTCTAGATCACGGCCAACTTCTTTCCTCGTTTGAGCACCGAGTCCCAACACGGATTGAAGTTGCGCGATTTGTGACTTAATTTTGACTCTTGCGCTATTGTCGTCAATCATCGAGATTTTCTGTGGCGATTCACCCCTCATAATGCGAGAGATGTCATCCATCAAATCTTCGTCAGCGATCGACCTTTTTGGTGGAAGAATCGTTCTTGTTCGTGCACCGGGTGACTTATCAAGTTGCCGCGCTGCGAGAACTACCGGAGGTTTCTCACTCGGTTTTTCCTCTCTGCGAGCTAACTCCCGGTCTACTCTATTTTTAGCTAGCTTAATGATCTCCCTATCCTCAACTTTTGGATTCGAGAGATCTTTCCGGAACCTAACTAGAAGATTCGTATCCCATGCTCCGTACAAGCTGTCGGGTTTGTTATCTTTTTGTTGCTGATCTCTAGCCGCGATTTGATTCAGTTCTTGCTTCAGAGCGGAAGGAACCGATTGTGGTTGTGCGACGGCTTTCTGGAAGATTTGCCCAGCGTTTTCTTCTGTCTTAGGCGCTGCAGCACCTCGTGCTGGAATCACGCCAGCCGCAACGAGGCGCCGCTTGAGTTCCCGTGCGTCTTCGCCTGCGCGAATGTTTCTGCCAAGTTCTTGGCGAAGTTCCTTCTTGATCTTCTCGAACTGAGCCGCGCCGCCGCGCTTTCCGCCTGCAGCAGCAGCACGGTAGAGTTCAACAACCCCGACTTGATCCGAGGCTTTGTTGAGAATGTTGTTTACAGTGGTTGGGAAGTTGAGCCGGCACGCTTTTGAATTGCTGATGCAACCTGCTCCACACGCTTTACTGCGGCTGCATCTCTTTTTCACTGGCGGCTCTCCCGGTACTCTTCAAGTTTGGCTTCGAGTTCAGAAATGCGAGCTCCGACGGACTGAATTTGCTCGGAGTAAGAATCATCCTGATTCATCGTCCGGTCGTAATCATCCATTTGCTTGCGACCAAGATCAAGCGTGGCGAGCTTTGCATCGAGCGCCTCTTTGGCTTTGATCAGGTTGTGCATTTCCTTCATCTGAGCTTGCAGGCCCTTGAAATTTCCGCGCATACGCGAGGTACGCATCTCGTTTTGTAGAGAGTCGATGCGCAAATCGAGGGATCTTTCTTGCTCGGAAAGGCTGTCATACTCTCCGCCATCCCGAATGCTTTCCGGCAGAAGCTCGCCGAAACGGGAGTTGATCACAGATGTATTCTCGGGTTCTAGAACGGTTCCGCGAGCGTAATCTGTCGGTGTGTGGGAGTAATCGAGGATCTGGTGTCCCCGCTCCGAATAAATCAAGTAGGCTTGTTCAATAGCCTTTTCAGAAATGGAATCTTTCCGCATGTCGGGACGGAGGCTTTATGGATACTTTTACCCTATCAAGTGTTTTGGAGGGTGTTGCGGCCGATTGCGTTGATAGCCTGCTGTCGAGCCGAGCTGCTAGCGTTCGGGTTCGCCAAAGCTGAAGCCGGTTGGGCAGGAGAGGACGCTTGAACGTTTTTCGGACGGGGTGATTGACTTGGTTTTACGGGTTTCGGACCCACTTTCTTTTCACCAGCGACTGAACCCCACTCAACAAGAACAGGTTTGCCGTTTTTGACGGCCCAGCCCATCTTCTTGCCGTTCACTGTCACCGGTTTGTTGCTTTTGACGTCGGAACCTTGCTTCTTAGCTTCGGCTTCCCCTTCTTCTTCCTGCTTTGTTTTCTTGCTGGAGTCGAAGTCTTTCTCACCCGTTCCGCCACCAACTTTGCGACAGACGCCAAAAACCATCTTCTCACCATCTCCGCAACCTTGGCCGTCCGCGAAGTCCCAGTCTACGATAGTGTAGTGAACACCTTCAACCAGGTGGTCAACGGAAGGGAAATTGAAATTGCTTTGCATGGGATTCACCACTTAACTTTGTTGGCCCAGTAGGCGGCGGAAGACGGTCCTTTCGCAATGTTTTTTGCGTGCCGTGCTTTGAAAGCTTCGCGTCGAGCCTTGTAAGACTCCGACTCACCTTCTTTCTTAGGGGAACCTTTGACGCCAGCTTGACCGAACCGAATCAACTTTTCCTGACCGTCGTAACACGCTTTGACAACATGGCTGTGTCCGCCTTGTGTGTCCGCCTGCGGTTTGTTGCAGGCTAAGTTTGCTTTTTCGGCGTAGTCTTGATAAAACCGCTCAAGGACTCCCGCAAAGAAAGAACCCCACATCAGCCTTCCTCGCCGAAACGAATGTAGTCGCCAACGCTTGCTAAGGCAACACCAGCGTTTGCAATTTTGGTTGCAGCCCACGGTGGAAGATTGTCTTCTGCATCGAGCATATCGAGCATAATTTCGATCTTTTCCTGCGCAACACGAAGCTGGGTAATGATCATTCCGCCGTTGTTCTCAGTGGATTGAAGAACTTCGGAATAAGTTGAGTCGTTAACTGAGGCGTGCATGGCGAGTTGACCGTTTTTGTTAGCTGCTTTTTTGATCACTTCCATGCGGGGCATCCGAATCGGTGTTCCCTCGTTCATCTGAGGGTTCTTTTCGTCGCCTTCGCCCGGTTCTTTCGGCAGATAGTTCGGTGTCATTTCCGCAGTGGCAATGTCACCTTCACTGTGCTTACTATCGATCTTTACGCAGTTGGGAACCATTCTCCCACCTTTCTTCTTGAGACCATACGCCTTATAGCCAGACCAGCAGGCGTCTTTGAGATCATCCTTTGTGCTTTCTTTGAAACCCAGCCCGTCAAGGCGGTTCCAGTCGTATTCTTCAAAGTTCATTTCATGACTCCGTGGTCTTCCAGATGATGAGTTCTTTCTGGATATCCTCGACTTTTTCCGATAAGCGCAAGTGATCTTCCCGCAGAGTGTACTTGATTGGGAGATCCGTTCTTAGGTTGTCAAGAACCAGTTCCATCTTCTCCATATGGCGGATAATAGTTCCGAATCTGTCGTCGATGCGCTTACCGTTTCGTTCCAGAACCCACCCGATTCCAGTCACGGTCGTTACGACTGACGCTACAATACTTAGGATTGCTACGGGCTCCATACTACTCCGGCAGACCTGATTGACCTGAAGCTAGACGGTCTTTTACGGACTGCGGCAAACCCGACTCCCAGCCGTGTTTCTTCGCGATGCGAATGATGTTAGCCATGATTTGGCGAGGGTTTTTTCCTCTGCCTACAGAAGACCACGCAGCGGCAACGTCCTCTGGGCTCGAGATTGGAAAGGACATTTCAGGCCCGGCGAATTCTCCTTTGACTTCGCCTTCTTTCAGTTTTTTGCGCTTCTCCGTGCTCCACTCACGGTACTCTGCATCTTTGCGCTTTTTATCGCGGCAAACGGGGCAGGTTCCCCCGCATTTGCATTCGGCCATTGCGAAAGGTTGCGGGATTGCAAGCAGCTCGGTGTCCTGAGAATCGCCTTCGGCGAACCCATACTCGGCTTTCTTAAGCTCCTTGAAAGAGGCCATGCGAGACTTTTTGCGGTCGAAAATCTCTTTCATTGCTTTGTTGCCATCGCAATTTTCGTTGTAATCCCGGTTGACAAGATTGGCACGTTTTTCGCGGTTGGCGGCGTTCATTTTCAGAACGCTTTCGTTGTGGTGAGACATCCCGCCAGTAATGTCGGGAGCCCACTTCTTGCCGGAGGCGTTCATTTCTTTCAACCTGTCCACGCTAATCGCATTCGAGGCGTTAATGTTACCGCCCACGCCAGGAAGCGAAACGTCGGAGAAGTCGAGACGGGATCCGTACATACAGGGGGTAGTGGCAATACTTTCCTTTTACCCTTTCATTGACAAGAGGGCGGCAACTGCGATATCTGCGAGAAGTTCCGCAACTCCGTCGAGGTTTTCCTCCGCAAATGCCATCTCTCGTGGCTTAACCAGGGCAAGAAGTTTGTTCGTGTCTTCTCTCGATCTTTCGAGTATTCCTTGCACAATCTTTCCGGGGGTGGGCAACTTACCACCTACCACAGCGGTTGATATACCCGTAACTTTCCCCGCCAATACGGGTGCTGCAAGCTGAACGTATTTAGCAGCTTCTGCTGCGTCAAGTGCGGTTTCAAGCCCTCCGTGCGCTGTCTTACCCAGGTAAGCTGCAGCAGTTTCTGTGATTAACTTCTTAACAAAAACATCCGCGTTTTGAAGATGTTTTGCTTCAAGAGCGGTTGCGGTCACCGCTTGGATAACAGTTTCTGCAATTTTTGCCGAAGCTTCGCGGGGGATTCCGTAGTGCGACTCCAGAAATCCGGAAACGGCGGGTGCAAGGATTTTCCCGGCCTTCCAGGCGACTACTCCCTTAGCACCGTGCTCAGCAATGTGAACACCGTGAGTTTTAACGTAGTCCCGCATCTTCCCGAGAGAAGAGTTGATCTTCGAGGGAAAACCATTCTTACACCGTTTATTCTTACTGATACACGTTGCAGCGCAGGATTTACCTTGGGTGCAACGTTTTCTTGCCTTTGCCATCAGGAACCCTCAGGTTCTTCGTTACTCTTGCGACGACGGGCTACTTGCTCAACCGCAGCTGCTGCTGCAGGCGCTGCGGGAACTAACAGAGCCAGCAAAGTTGTCAACGCTAATTTGCTAGTCTCGGAGAAACTTGAATTTGCCTGACTGCAGACGAGGTTCGTTCGTTCGGTTTCAGCCGAGCTGTTTGAGAGTTTGAAACAGTTGGCAAACTGCGCGCCAGTAGATGCAAACTGGATCAAGAAAATGATAACGAGGCTGCGAATCAGAAAACGCCGCTCGTTGAAATTATTCGTCGTCTTCGTAATCAAGCCCATCGGTTTCCTCCGTTGAAAGTTCGTCAAGAATTTCATCGATAAGGGTATCAATCTCTTCTTCCGTAAGCTCTTCATCCTCGTCGGTCTCTTCCTCTTCGTAGTAGGATTCCGGCTGGAAGGGTTGTTTCAGATCGTCGTCGGGGCCTTTTCCGCTTGGATATTTCCAAACTCCGACATGATCTATCCACGGTGAGGTGTTAGATATGTGGGAAGTTGGTAATCCTGTTCTTGCGTCGATATCTTGATCCTGGGGGGTAGACAATTGCTGAGCATACGCTGCCCTAAATGCTTCCAGAGCCTCGTGAGAATAATCTCCGCCTATACGATTTGTCATTTTGTCGTTTTCTTTGAACTAGGTTATTTTACCCCTTCCACTTCATTCCTTTCTCCCAACCTTCACCGGGGCATGCTAACGATCGAGTTCTTTGACCCTTAGAGTTAACCCACCACGGGAATGAGCAACCTCCTTTTACATTCGTCTGCTTTGCTCTGGCGTCTCGGATTTTTTGTCTAGCTTTCTCTGTATGTTTCTTTCCGTAAAGGGGGTGCTCTTCGCCTACAGCATACCTTCGGTTCTTCTGTCTCTTTTCTATTGACTCGGCAGAAAGTTTTCTGCCCTTAAGAGATTCAGATATTCTGCTTCTGTGTTCTTTTGTTTTGACAAGAGAGACAAATCCAGTTGAAGTTTGACGAGCAAGATTGGCAAAGTGGGGATTTACGTCAACTTCAAATAAATCATGCAAAAGAACCTCAGCCTCAAGACACTCTTGAGGGGTTTCAAACACACCTAGTATAATTTTCTCAGTCGGATTAAATGTTTTGTCCTTGAATGAGCCCATGTAAGGATCCTCCTCCGGCAAACATTCCGAACCGGACGGTTTAGACCCGATGTAACCTCTGCCCCATTCCTCGTAGGAATAATATAAATAGTAGTATCTCATATTATTACTATCAGTGCTTCTGTACTTTTCCGGATGTATCTTGCCCCATCTTGCTATTTCCCATCAATTCCTCCTCGTACTCTTTCACTTGCTTCTTGACATCGGCCTTCATCATACCTTCCTGCAGCAACTTTTCCTTCTTAGCTTCTAGAATTTCCGGAGAATGTGGAGAATTCTTCTCTCGCTCTTTCTTTGCCTTCTCTTTGCCCTTCTGCATTGTCTTCGCAGTTTGCTCACGTTTGGCAAGTTCTTCCTTGTGAACAAGTTTTCCTTCTTTGTCAAATTCGTGATCCTTTGGAAGTTCCGGCGGAGTATACTCCTGGTGAATTTCTTGTGCCAAACGGTCAAGGAGGCGGTCGTAAGAGTCGCGCAGCCGCCTTCTGCAGACACCCGAAGCAGCCACAGTCATCGGACCACAGGGAACCCTGTGCTGAGAAATTTCTTCGAGTGCGTTCATGTCAGGCTCCGGATCTTGGACGAATGCGACCGTCGTTGTGGTGGTCGTAGTGAACCCCTTTCTTCTTTTCTTTGCGGGGGTTTGAATCTTGGCGGTTGGTTTCTCGCATCGACTGAACCATTGTGTCGCGCATATTTCGCAGTTGCTCTCGCGGGAGAGTGCAATGATCGCTGTCACGATAGGAACGATACCATCGACAGACTTCCGACGGGTCGTCAGCTTGCAGCATCATATTCCACACCCCGAGTGCCTGCGCGTCCGCTAGAGTTCCGGGCTTGAGTTTAGCCTCAATCTCGTGCCGCTCGGGGCGATTGAATCGTGTGTCTTTGCGCATCACTGATCAGAGTTTTCCTATTTGCCATTTAATGCCGACGTCACTAGTCCACGGGTGCACGACTGTGAATCCATCTTTGGTTTTCTTTACTTGGAAATTATCGCTTCCTTCCTTCTTATTAAGAGCGTTAGCAAGCTCTTGAGCTTTGTTTTTGGGGAAAATTAAAGAATCGGACGAACGCTCTGACGAAACTCCTTTTGTACTCTTCCCTCCCTTTGTAAGCTGGGCCAGAGCGCTTTTAGCATATCGTGCAAAAGAACCTTTTCCGCCATCCTCCTGATAACGGTCGGACGCATCGTCAAGAGCATTAACGAGTTTTTGTTTTTGTTCAGAGGTTAACTTTAGGCCCAGTGCTTTCGCTAATTTCGGTGCGAGTGCCTCCCCGGCATACCCAGGGGTAGAATCCGATTTCCCATCTTCAAAAGCCATGAACTCTTTGTCCCATGTCTTATACAAACCGTCTAAGATTTTGGCGCCGTCTTTCTTTGCTCCACCCGTGGCCCTCTTCGCTTTTTCTTCAATTTCTTTAGCGCCTTCCGTACCCTTTCGGCATTTACCGCCAGTGCCATACGCCGATCCGTCGGGTCTTACGCAACGGGTGAAATCGTAAGTACCTTCCTCAGCGAAGTCGGAAGATTGCGTCTGGGCTGCGAGTTGAGCGAAGCGGAGAAGAGCTTCTTCTGAGAAGTGACCGTTCATCTTAGTGTCAGAACTTGATGGTGAATTTTACCCTTGATTTACGAATTCTCAATCTCATTCCGCCTGAGGCGATTGATTCGGGTGTCTTTGCACATCAAAGTGCTTCCAGCTCGGAAAGTATTTCTTGTCGGACTTTATTTGAGATTGCTGGTCCTTCTGTTGCCTCGTTGTCTAGACGCTTAGGGCCGTACTTCTCGTCAAGAATAGCATGAATTCGAGGTGAAGCCGACCTCAGGATCTCCAATGCTTTCTCTACTTTTGCAGTGTCCCCAGATTGAGAGTATTTGTCGATCACTTGCGCGGCAGTATCCATTACCTTTTCCCCGAGTGCGCTACCTCTGTAGATGTACATCCGTCGACTTGCACCCGCACGGTTGGCCCTGAAACCGTGTAAGTATGTCTCCCCATATCCGGCCATACTCTGCAACGCTTTATTCTTAAGTTTTTGTTTGACTGGTCCTTTATTAGCTGAATCGTCAATTCCCTTGAAGACCGACGCAACCGTACCAGGGGATGTGCCCCCACTTACTTTTGCTTTCTCATCGTTGTACTTTTGAGCTGCTACTTGTTCGTCCTGAAGCCTTTGCCGTGCCTTTTCGGTTAAGTTTCCGCCCTCCATTGGGTACTTTTCTAAGACTTTCTGCCGCCATTCCTCAGGGCTAATGTCGCCTTTCTCTCGGTTGTTCTTTCTTGTTGTCAAACCAAAGTTTGACCCTGTTTCCGCTCCGGCTTTTGCTACGCCAAAAGGAATTGTATGCTCAAGGTCAATGTCACCGAAGCCAACCTTTTGGCCTGTGTACATATCCCGCATTCCTTCTTGCATCCCGATACGAACGATCAGGCGAGCGCGTTCCGCCGCCGAAGCATTCTTGGGTGTGTGACCTCCTTCAGGAACCGCCAAGGTATCCTGGTTAGCACCCCATTTGCCCCACTCGCCAGGAGAACCTTGTTTTCCAAGTGAGGCTATCAAGTCTTTAGGCATCAGTGAGATTGCCAAATCAATTTGAGAGTCAGATATGTCGTTGACTCTTCGTTGCTGAGCTAAAGGTCGTAGAGCTGCATTAACTTCTTCAGGTGTTTTCAACTTTCCAGACTTGACGTCTTGGTAAACTTTTTCGAACCCTTCGATGGCTTTATTATTAGCTAAGTACAGGACTTGATCCTCACTCAGAGCTTGCTTCTCCCCAGTGTCCCCTTTCTTGGCCATGCCGGGAAGAACAAGGTCAAATACTTGCGCTATACGTTTTTCTCTCTCCTTCGGGTCCGGGTAGGTTTTCTCAATATCATTGAGAGCTTTGGTAACCTTTTTGGCTTGTCCTTCGATTGTTCCCGAACTCTCAAAGCGTTCAAGAGCGTTTAACGCAATTTCTTCGTCACCGCCACGGTCAACGAACGCTTTGATATGACTAACAAGTTTTGTCAAAGACTCAGCGAGCACAGGGTCCAAATCAACAACGCAATCGTCACCGTGGTAGATGCAAGTTGCGCTGCAACTTTTTCCCTTTTTACATTTATCTCGTTTACCGCCAACCGCATTTCGGTCAGCAGCTTCTATTTCGCCTGCAGTGTGCGCTCTGCTTTCACCCATAACTTTCGATGAAGTTTTCGACTTACTTAGGGAAGGGGAAGCCGCTGGTTTGCCAGGCAACGGTGAAGACGCTCCCGTGATTCCTTGTCTTTGCCCAAGACGCTCTACTTTTGCGTCGTCCCCTTGCAGATTGCGAGAGTCTGCAAAGTCAAACCAGCGATACTTACTTCCCATTGCAATCAGTCTTCGTAACGTTTTCGAAATTGAGTGTTAATCCCCCCTTGCCTTTTGGTAAGAGGTTAAGCCAGCTGGCGTGCTGATGTGCCCCGTAACTTGACACACCCAGCGTTGAGAATTAGTAATTGAAGCACACTTTTCGCTCCTTTTTGTTTTCTCCTCTGGGGACATAAGTGAAATGTTGTCCGAATTGTCCCCTCCGCCTCGTGACCTTGGGACTATGTGATGTTTGTGAATCAATCTTCATACCTATCGAGAATGTGGGCGATGACGGAGTTACGAACGATGTCCTCTTTCGAGAACTCTACGATCCCAACTTCCGACAGGTGGCGCAGTCGGTGAATAGCGTCGACCAAACCATTTTCCCTTCGAAACACTTCCATATCGGTCTGCTTCGTGTCTCCAATCAGAAGGATCTTCGAATCTTTGCCGACGCGAGTCAGGACGGTTTTGATTTGTGAAGGGAGGAAATTCTGAGCCTCATCAACAATGATGAAAGCCTCGTTGAGCGAGCGTCCTCGAATGTCTTCCAGGAGAACAGGCTCGATAATTTTCTTGTTCAGCAGGTACTCACTTGCACCGTGCGATCTCATGATGCAGGGCAAGTTGTCAAGAACAGGCGCAATCAGGGGTGCGATCTTCTCGGAAAGGTCTCCAGGCAGCGCTCCGCGCCCGCGCTGGAATTCAACACCCACGTCACTTCGAACGTAGTACACTTTGTTGAAATCGCCTGAGGCGACACCATACAATCCGTAATGCAACGCAATCAGCGTTTTCCCGGTTCCGGCACAGCCATGGGCGAGAGTAACAGTGTTTTTCTTGAGGGAATTCCACAGATCTTCTTGCCGCCAAGTCAGAAACTTGGGAGGCATGACATCCATTCCTTTGTGGTAGGATTGTTCTAGCATCTGGGCATTTTCAGCACGGCGAGCCTTGCGCTTTGTCTTTGAATCTAACATGTTTAAGGGAGTGATACAGTCGGTGGGTAGGTCATACACTTTGCTGCTTAACAGGATTACATCCTTATCACCCCCTTCAGAACGAATGGAACGAGTCATGGTTGGAAGGGCAACTCGTACAGTAAATTTTACCCTACTCTCAACGAACACAGGCTGGTGGGTAAAATCGAAATACATTGGTCATTCACCCTTTGAGATGTGACTGAAGATCAAACTACCGAGTACAGCTTACTCTTCGACGACGACTTGAAATCTGCGGTTGTCCAAACCCAAGCTGTAGAGTTATGGGTGAACAACAAGGTTTACAGCCTCAATCTTGCGAAAGTACGGGTTAACAAAGTCGTAATGGCGATTTTACACAATCCCACCAATACAGTTGTCGGAACGGTTACAGGGGATGCCCGGTACTCCCCGTACCTGAAGGGCACATACTACTATTTAGGGGTCTTTATTCTACCGAACCACGGTGATAGACCTAAAATTCTAGAAAGAACCTTCAAACTTTTGCGTGATTTGAATCGACCTTGCGTGAAAGGGGTGGCTGTTCTCCGAAAGAATGGTAAAATCTCGGACAAACTTCTAAACCGGTTTCAGTTTAAGCCCTCTCTCAAACTTGGTCTTTACTTCAGGGACTTTAGTGCAGCAGGTTAAGATGAAATTGCAAAGAAGCGTCAGGCTGTACGCCACTCTCTACGCGCTAAGCCATATTACCTTTGGCGTGTATTCCTACGTGTTCGGCTACACCTATATGCTGGCTGCCTTGTTCGTGGGACTGCTCAGCTTCAACATCGCCTCGTATGCGTTTATGCATAGGGCGGTGGCCCACAATCAGTTTCAATTTTCACGCCGTATCAAGAAGTTTCTGTGCGATCTTTTCTCGATGTGCGGATTCGGAAGTCTTGCAGTGAGTTGCGCCGTTCATATTGAACATCACAAGCACACCGATACGACTCTAGACCCTCACGATTTTCGCAGGATAGGGCTCGTGAGAACCGTTTTCAAGCGTTGGGACGAAACATTCTACCCGCCGGTGAAATCCTACGTTAGGTATCTGCGAGATCCGGATATTTGCCTGCAGCATCGAAATAATGCTAATTTTTTCCTACTTTCCTCTCTGGTGTTCCCCTTCATACCAGTGGTTTCTTTCTGGATGCTGAACCTCATCTTCATTGTGAATCACTTAGGCGAGGGTGAAGGGGGCAGTGCTTTGAATCTTCCCTTGTTGTACCCCCTGATGTGGGGAGAAGAGTTTCATTCTGACCACCACCGTCACCCCGAACGAAAAAAGATGCACAAATTCGATCTTATTTACTGGGCAGCTTCTTCACTGGAGCGAGTTTAAATCTCAGTGAAGTCGCTCTGCGAAGTCATCGAACCCGCCTTTTCCGCCACACCATCGAGAGTACCGGTCGGTCGGCACGTTGTATTGTTTGTCCCTTGCTTTTGCCAAATACTGGTCAGCTATTGGCGAAGTTGCCAATACTACCGTGCCGTGTTCGGCACGCATAATCTCACTGTTAAAGTCAGTCGGATGAATAGCCATGGTAATCTGTTGTAAACAACAGCAACTTTTAGATTATAGAGTGGTGGTTACCAGATCACCACTCATTCGTAGCCGAGTCGTCCTCTTCCACCCCGTCTTCCGCTCACGAAAGGTGAACGAGCATCAACACCCATCGTTGAAGCGTCGTAGTCCGGGTCGTTAATTGCGGTGTCGCCCGAGAACAACTTCTGCCGTCCTGTGCGAATTTCCCCAAAGACGGACTTATCCCCGAGCCCATCACGAAGTAAATCTCCTTTGAATCGCTTGTTTTGAATAATCGTGTCCTGCAGGTTACGATCAACAACGTCCATTTTCATTGCATAGTAAGTGAGCGCCCAAGCAAAAGCGTCCGTACTGTCGTCGTGACGAACAAACGGGAATGAGGTTAATTCCTTGATGAATGTGTCAGTCCAGTGCCCTTGAACCAGTTTAACCCGGCTGTTCTCCAGTAAAGGGCAAACGGCCTGAAGTCTCGTAGTCTTCGACTTCAACGGCCTCATCTCTTCGATCGGAACTCTCGCTTCTTTTCGAAGAACTTGAATGAGAGAGTGCCCCGAAGCGGCTTTTTCGATGCATAGGACTTTTGCCTGATAGTATGTGTAGTTTTGCTTCACAGCTTCAACCAAGTCGGGGAAACCCCATCGACCTTTCACAATCTCCCGAATGTAAATCACAGTCGGATCTCGCATACTAATTCCAGCCACGCAAATCGCGGTTTCGTCCGCCATTTGTTTCTCGGAGAAAGCGCAGTCAGCCGCTAACCACACGACGTCGAGTGGCGGGCAATCTTCTTCTTCAATAACCTCAATCCAACTGTTCTTGACAATCTGGCCTTCCGCAGCAACGGGGACGCCTTGGTAAAGCGCCGCAAATTTGAAGCTTCCCATGATCTTCTTCTGCGACTCAAGCATCGGCACAGAAAAAGTCGGATTGTCACCCCAATGCGATTCTCCAATCTGCCGCTCAAGCGGGTCAGTGCGCGGGTCTTCGCAAAGTCCTGCGATATTGATCCAACGCCAACCAAACGGGTTGTGAACTTCGTCGTAAAGGCCGTCGCCTTCCATCAGAACGCCGTGCAAATCTTTCTCGTGGAAGCGAGTTGCGATAACCATCTGGCAGTAGTGGTTGGTTCTTCGGGTGGACGCCTGCTCTTGCCACCAAGACTCAAGGTTGTCGAGTGCTTGTTTTGAGTCCGAAGATTTGAGCGGGTCGTCAATCACCATGGCGCCAACGCCAGGGCTATCCATATCTGTTGTTCCGGCGGTGAAACCGGTTAGAACCCCGCCAACGGAAGTGGCAAGAATGTAACCGCCGCCGACCATGTCATACTTTGAGTCCGGTGAGAATCCAAGCCACTCGGGGAATACCCGCTTGAACTCCTTCGACTTCATCATGTGAACTACTTCACGGTGAAATTTGAAGGAGAGAGACGCACCGTAAGAGGCAATGACGTGTTGTGTCTTTTGGTCTCGCCCGAGAAGCCACGCTAGGAACATGGTCGCAAGCATTGACTTTCCCGATCGTGGCGGGCAGGAAACAATCAATCGCTTGTACCTTCGCGTAGCAAGGTCTTCAAACGCCGAGCCAATCAGCTCGTGAAACGGGGCAACCTGCAGGTCGCCGTGCTTCATAATGTCGCAAAAGGCGAGAAAGCAATCGCGGGCAGCTTTGTACCGAAAATCCTGAATCACCATGCGTGGTGCTTCCATAAGCGTCAGTTCACGTATGCCTCGCTGGTATTTTCTCCACGAGCTGTGTTCTTCGAGCTGGCTGGCTTTCGTGATGATAGGTCTCATTAGTCTGAAGTTAATTTGTTTAGTAACTCATCGACTTTGGATGTGTACGCAACAGCAAGTTCTTGCTCGCTCTTTGAATCAACTTGGGTCAGGGCAACGATGTCCGAAGTAATTTCTCTGTGCGCTTTGATCGCACTGTTGAAGATGGAAACGAGGTCGCGAGTGGAGCACTCTTCCATCTGGTTGGCAAGCTGATCCAGAGCATCTTTCGCCACAAGAAGGGTGTCTTGAGCCAGAATCTCTTTCTGCTTGATAATGTCTTCGCGTGATTTAGCCATCAGTAAAGCCTCTTTCTACATTTGGAGCAACCACCTCGCGGTGGCGGGGGATTCCCCTTGTATGATACGATCTTTTGCAAGATCTTCTTTGCCTCTTCCATGTCGCCGCGCTGCACGGCGATGTGGTAACTGTTCCAAAGTTCTTGTGATGAGTCCATTAACAAGGAGCGACGGGGCCGGGATTGCCTTCACAAGGAACGCAACCTAACTTCCACAGTGAGTTGATAGAGGCGAGCTGGAACGTATCTTCCAGAATCCACCCTTTCCCTTGAGGAGATTTAGCTACAAAGTAGAATCTTCCTTTCGGAGTCTGAATGAAAGTCTCGGGGACAATTCCGATCACGGATCCGCCCTCAAGGTACAGTTGTTTTGCCTCCGGATTCAACGGGTCGATGTTTAAGAAGGTGTACGCTCCGGTAATGACCGCAAACTCACCTACGTTCATGCCTGTGAACCACTCAGCATATTTTGAAGCCCGATCGGAAATCGGATCGGCTTTTCCTGCGACGTCATTCCACAGCTCGATCGCGTACCGCGCCAGAAACTTTCCGGTCGGCGAGTAGAAAACTTCCTCAATCGGTTCGGAGGTTTCGGCGTCCCAAACGGTCACAACTAGCCTGCCATCTTCAGTATAGCTGTTGTTGCTCAAAAGATAAATCGGTTGGTTGAGGGGATCTGGAAGGAATACCGTGTCCGGGTCGCAAACAAACACCCAGTTTCCGGACGAAGTCGCAGGATTGCTCCAACGAACACCGTACGGGGCGGAATAGTCTTCCAGAGGCAACTTGATTCCCGTGTACCACGGAACGTAAATCTCTCCGCTTGCGGTGTCAACAACTCCGGCCAAGGGAAGGCGAGTCTCAACGTTCGGTCCCGGAAAGATTTGTCGGCAATCGCCACGTTGAACGCACGGGTCAAGGGCAACATACGGCAGCGTTTCCTCAATCGTGAGAACGTAAGTTTGAGTGTAAGTGTACTGAGATTCGGGACTGATACCAGTGAACAGTTCGTTTTGACACGTGAAAGGTTCGATCGTCTGCACTGACGCACCGGACGGAACACTGCCGTTTATCGTGTTGAAAGCGCCTGCAAGAAGTTGAGTGGCGAAATCGTGACCAGAGGAGGTGAGATAGTTCTGGCAGGAGAAGTTCAGCTCGAAGCTCATACTCCGCTCGAAAACCATCGGAATGCGATTCTTGACTGTGTTTGAAGAACCCGTGTAACGCACGACGATGTTGTTAGTTTGCTGCACCACTCCCTCGTTTTCGATCGCGTCTGCGAGGCGAAGAACATTCACACTGATTGGAATCAAGGGGGAGGCAACAAGAGCATCAACAATGAACTGCTCGATACGGGATATTGTGTTAAGTTCCATGGTTTACGGGAAATTCGTGTTTGAGCCGTCGATATACCAGCCGCCAGCATCGTTCGGTTGAGAAATCTGCAGCGTTCCGCCCAACTCCAGGAAATTGTTGGACGTGATCCAGTTCGGGAAGTCGTTATTCTGCCCGATTGCTCCCCAACCGATGCGGTAATCCGGGGCCTGGTCTCCAGCTGTATCGGTTGTCCAGCCTGAAAGACCTTTGCCAGAAACCGAGTTGTAGCGTTGAGGAATGCGCCAGGACCGCATAATTCCCTGAGGCGTATCAATGGCCGAGTCCCCATTCCCTGCGCGAATCGCAGTCATTCCCATCTCGGCCTGCATCTGCTTCAGAGCGGCGTCGTAATCCTTGTAGACGTCTTCTCTGCGGCGAACCGTGTCGAGATAGTAACGGGCGATTGTGAGTGCGGTGCGGCGGCGATTGCTTGTAATTAGCACCATGCCAGCCTTGCCTGACTGCTCAATGTACGAGTCAATCAGAGAGTTGGCGTCTTGAATCGCCATGTGCAGCTTCGCCACATTCACTGTCGTGGCTGCTGCGTCGTCAATGTTTGTTAGCTGAATGGCTTCTTTGAGGCCGAACGCGATAATGAAGTCGTCGGGTGAAGCACTCCTCGGGTCGGTCTTGTTGTTTGTGAGTACGCCGGAACGGTTCTGGTAAGGGAAGCCGTATCCGCCGATGGTTTGACCCAGGTTAGACTGAACTCGGGAACCATCGGTTGTTTCATCCGGTGCAAGAGTGTTTCTCGCTGCAACGCGATAAAAAGCTCGAGAGGCATTGCGTTTCTTGACAACGTCGTTCGCCGTAGGGGGAATCGGCCCGCGCAGGCAAAGGTTGAGGTCAAGAGGCGGCTCGTAGGAAACGAATGCTTGGTCCCAGGGAGTTAGAGTGCTGTCCAACTCAAGAGACACCATCGTGTCCGAAGAATAGATCAGGGTTTCCACCCCGTACTGCCCGTAGTTGACGGTAAAGGAAGTAAGCGGAACCGGAACATTTGTGTCCAGTGGCGCGTCAAAGTACAGAACAACCGTCGTGGGTGTCGAAACTAGAATTTCCTTGATCTTAGGCGCAGCCATCAGCTTCCTCAGCTATAAAGATTGGTACGAGGGTCGTTGGAGAACGGGTGGAAGTACTCACTCACCCAGAACGAATAAGCGTCTTGTGGAACTTGAATGACGTAACCGTCCCACTCCCGGTATTTGCAATTTTGAAGGTAATTCGCAGCCAACCGGAGCGGCCACTCGTCTCTCCAGTTCACTTCCCAGGAGTCGATTGTAACAAGAAAACCTTCGATCGTGTAGTCGATTCGAGCAACGATTGAACCGCCGCGCTGCTCATCATCAGCGTAAGGCGGATTGCTATAGTCGAAAGTTTCTGAGACTCGATCGAAAATCTTACCGTCCCACTTCACCAATAGGTATCGTAACTCACTCGGAGGATCTTCGTAGTAAAGAAAATCCTGAAAGAGCCAAGTGGGCGATTGAATTCCGGGACGACGAATTGCCATAGTTCAAGAGGGAGGTTTGTACCAGGTGGCTTTTCCGCCGTAGGGGTTTGGGCGAGGAGAAGTTCCGTAAGCAGAGTTTTTGCTCATTTCCTTTGCCGAAGTGGGGAAAACAAAGTCCCAAATGGATTGCTCCTTGACAGGCTGTTCTGCGTCGCCACGGCTGTCGTTTGGCTGAGTTCCATCGTTTTCGCCTGCGTGACCATGCGCTAAGTCAACGTGGCGGACCCAGATATAGCTGCCGTTTCGTTTCAGACAGACACACAACCAGTCGGAGCTCATTGGCCCCCCTTCTTCAATCACGGTGCAACCGTGGTTTTCTTTGGATGCGGGCGGAAGGCTTCCTGCGGGGTATACCGGCAGCCGAATCATCGTGCTGTTATCCGGCATCTTGAGGTTTTTCTCTGCCTTTGAAGTCAAAAGTTGGGGGTCGTACAGGACATCTTGGAGGATGGCGTACTGGTACTCTCCGCTTGACGGTACGATGTTTACACGCTTTCCGACCAATCCTTTCGGTTGTTTTCCTTTGAACGCAGGGGAAGTGTCAATCCAGTGTGATGGTTTGGCTTGTTGGCCTTCGCGCTCGGCGGAAAACTCCCCGGTGGCGCCAGAGATTTGGGGAATTTCGATATTGTGGTCGTCAAAGATGACCTTCACTCTTCCCCGATCCAGCGGATCGTTGATATCCACAATCGTTCCGCGCAGAGTTCCCCGAGGCAGTCCAGCAAACTTCATGTTCGCCTCAGTTGCATTGAGCATTGCAACAAACTGGCTTACAAATTCAGAAGCTCTGAGTTTGGGTTGGTGCATGCTCAGATGTCCTTACGAAACTGTGAGAATTTCGGTAAGTTTCGGGGATGGCGTTTGGGCGGAACGGGTGCAACCGGCGGAGAAATCGTTCGACCTGTCGGTTTCGGCTTCAAAGGTTCCTTTACCGTTTCAACTACTTCAACTGTTTCCGAAGGAGTTTCAACCGTTTCTTCCAAGCTAAATGTTGATTCGTCTTCCATAGTTTCAATTGTACTCGGTTCGATCTGCGAAGGTGTTTTGCGTCGTCTAGGGGCCATCTGTGGGTTGAAGACTAGGAACTTTTACCCTGAAGTCACCAAGTCGAAAGTTTGAGCTGAGTTTTGGAAGCTAAGGGTAGGGGCAATTGTTGGAACATTCGATTCTGGAACTATGCTCATGGACACACTTGTCGCGGTAATCGTGGGAGGGCCAATTACTGGCAGGGTGGTTGGGTTGATTTCACTGCGTGCGTAAAGACCGAAGCCCGGCGGGTTGTTAGCAAAGATTGGAGTTCCACCCGCAGTCAAGGGCTGAAGGAAGTCCAGAGAGGAAACGTATTTGTAAGCAGAGCCACCACCTCCCCCGCCGTATAGGCCAATTCCGCTTGGCGTAATAATCACACGCTGGTTTACCGTATCGAGACTCGCTGCGGTAGAGTAGGGACTTATTCCGCTCACCTGTGTGAAGAAACTCACTTCATTCAGGTTCCAGTCGTAGTCGATCAAATTCACAAGGCTTGGCCAGCCAGGCATTCCAAGGTCCGAGTAAAAGTTGACGTAACTGTTCCAAATATAGTAACCAGTGGGCGAGGGTCGCATAGATGTTGCCCAACCCGCGAAAGTTCTTGTTTCAGTTGGTTGGAAAAACTCGTCTAGGAGGTGAATTCTTCCGTTGCTACCTTCTAGAAGGATATAGCCCCCCGACTCAGGATGAAAAAGAATAGTGTATATAGAAATTGCACCAAGATCGACCGCTTGAACAACGTTTGTAAACGTTTCGTCTACCTCTACCAAAAAACGGTCGTAAGGAAGTCCATTTAGAATTCCAGCCAAAACCCAGTTTCCGTTCGGTTTTTGATCAGCGGCAATAATCCTCCAAACGGGCAAACTGCCTACCGGTCGCGTGAAAGAGAACCGCTTCAGAAACGAGCCATTCGTAACGTCAATTAAATTGCAGAAGTGAGGTTGATACTGCTGCAACTCCGAGACAAGCATCTGAGTTCTGGCATTATTCAGTGCACGAAGATCCCAATTTTGGTCGTAACTGCCGTCGAAGGCTTGACTGTAAACCGTTTGACCGGAGGAGTTGAGGCAAATGAAGTGGTGGTTGCCGTTACTATCGTCTACGACAGTTAAAACTTTGTTGTCCGGGAGTGAGTAAACCGTTTGAGAAACCGCAACCGGACCCCATTCAAACTGAGCGTTGGGTGGCGTAATGGTCTTTGACCATTGCAGATTACCATAGATCGAGAATTTACTCAACTCTGATCCTGTGCTGTTAGCAATGAAAGAGTAGATCTCTCCCCCAGGCCCAATCGCAGAGTTATGGCTGTTGACGTAACCCTCATCAACTGTGCTATAAGCCAGCCAACGATTTGTCGTCGGGGGAGGCGGGGGTGAAGGTGGTGCCGGAACCGTAAAGACTCGTTGAGGCCCCGGGACACCGAAGTCAGGTTTCTTCGCCGAAGGTCTTACCCAAATACCCTCGTTAATGTAAACTCCGGGCGCCTTGTCGGTATTCTCTTGTCTAGCCATCTTACCATGGGAGTTATAAAGTTTTTTACCCGCTCACAGTCTAGGGCTCAGTCAAAGAAACCACTAGGGGGAGGACCACCTATAAGCCAATTTCCAGGCTGATCGGTATAACCTGTGATGTATGGGGGAGGATCTGTTACTGGTCCGGTCCATGGGTAGTTTAAGCCGAAGAATGTGTAGTTCGGGTCGGCTAAGGTGGATATAAGGGGGATGTTTAGATGCCACATTTTCTTTCCTTGATTAGGGGGAACGGGCGGAATGGGGTCAAAAGTGAAAGCAGCAGCGACCCTTGTGTAACTAGCCTGTATAGAAACGTTTACAACACCCTCGCTAGTGTTTCCGGCGAGGTCTGTAACACGGAAGTGGAATGGTTCACTCACACCGGTGTAGTAAGGAGGGGTGTAAGGGCTGAGGTTAAGGACTATCGGGTTGGTTAAATCAACAGTGTACTCAAAATCACCGTTTGAGTCCAGGGTAAAGATACCGTAAGATCCAACAGAATCACTGATAAGCTCAAAAATTTGGTTACTTGGTCCCCCCGTACCTACAACGGGTGGCATGGAAACTACCGGAAGGGTTGGATCGGGCCCAGGGGTGTTAACCTCCCCTGTCAGCAGGTTTCCACCGATGGTTTCAAGAATGCTTCGAATATAGATATTCTGCTGTATTGCAACAGGTAGTATATCCTCGTAAATGGTTCCAACCACCGGGTTGGTCGTTACCGGCGTGTACCCGGAACCCGAAACCAAGGTAATTTCAACAGTTTCGCTGGATACGATCGAGGCGGCTGGGTCCGGGTCAATCGTAATTTGACCAGTGGTTTGCCCTGCAGGAATGAGAATGCTTCCGCTGGTTGGCGAGAAAGAAGCGGCGCCAGACTGAGTGTAGTCCGTTCCAAGAATCGCCGTCCCCCCAACGTTGAAATTAACAGCCAGCGGGTCAACAGTTGACCCGGTCCGCGTGAAGCTGAAAACAATGTTAGTTGCCCCGGTATTAACGACTGCGGTAGGCGAGGCAGTTAATGTGATTAGTGCTTCTGCCGGAGGAGGCGTTGGAGTGGTGGACCAGACGACGGTGCCGCCGGTGCATCCCCCCCACTTAACATTTATAAGCTCCACCCCTGTAACTGTTGCTTGTATCACCGGGCCGTAGGGGAACCCTGTATCTATGACATACCAACCATTATTCTCGAAGGGAGGGACAAGGTATGGTTGCACAGTGATTGGGTTGGCGTAGGGCTCTGCAGGAACAGCTGCGGGAAAGTCAATGTAAGGAGCGTTATTGTACGTGTTTGGAACCTCCAGGTACAGTCTGGTTGTGTAACAAGGACCGCCGGGAGGAGCATAAACTAAGCCCCATTTCTGGAGCGCAGCCTGACTTGGAGGCAGACACGCAGGTTCAGCATAAGGCGGGGAGCTCGGACTGACTTGTTGTGGTTCCATTCTATCTCCGTCAACGGTGTAACCCGACGTTACAACTGTGGTTCCAATAACCGCAGGTCGAAGCTCGAAGGGAGGATAGCCCGGAGAGAGAGTCTGGCCAATGGCATAGGAAGCATCCAGTTCTTGCTGAGTTGTTTGTGAGATGGAAATTTCCCAGCTTGCGCCCGTTGAAACACCCTCCGAACAAACGGGGGGAGTGTGAACATACATTTTACCTAAGGTCGATCCAGCAGGAATCGTGTTTAAAGAAATGTTCTGAGCCGCACACACAAACACGTAGTCCGGGCCATTCCCAATTCTTATGGGGCTCCAAATCACAGCACCTTGTGGTCCCCACGGCGGGCTAATCCAAGCTCCGGGGTTAGCTCCAGTATAACTAAGGTCTAGGAAAACGTACCCAGGGTTCATCGGAAGGAAATAATCGAGACCCAAAGTTCCATTTAGGGGAGTCAGTGTGAGTGTGAAAAGGTTGTATTGACCTGCGATTAAGGGATCGCTACCCTCCGGCATAACAATGTCTACGATAGTGTAATCCGTCAAAGGTAGAGCGTATGGGGATGGACCTTCTGGTCTAAGTTCGACAGTAATCGGCGAGACGGGAGGGGGTGGGCAATCGTTGTATTGAATGGTCCAAGATTTGTCAAATAGATTATCGTAAGCGGCAGTGGCAAGAGCAGTCCACTCCCCGAAGCAGGCGTTGGTCCCTCCAGCAACACTACACGTACCGTTCACTACCCCGCTGGTGTCAAGGGAAACAAGAATATTCTCAATGCTTTGAGGTGAAAGTGCACACCCAAACCAGGCTCCAGCATAGTTTGATGCAGAGCAAGCGTTAAACATGTTGGGCGGAAATGTCTCAAGGCTGGTGCAGCCTTCCCAGGTGTTAGTAAAAGTTGTACCCGAATTAACAAAAATGAACGGAAAACTTGTTAAACTGCTGCAGTCTTTCCAGGTTCGGTCAAAAACAGTGGCCGAGCTTAGATCCAAAGCCCCAAAACTCGTGAGACTCGAACAACCCTCCCACGTCTGCACGAACTCGGTTGCGTCTCGCAACTGGTTGTATAGGTATAGCGTAGATATAGTTGCCATTGAAGAGCAATTAGCCCAAGTATAATTGAAATTAAGCCCTGAGCTGAAGTCCTTGGGCGGGAAGCTCTCTATAGAGGTGCAGCTCGCCCAACCGTAGGATAAATCTACCAATCCGGCAGTGTCTGCATTAGGGTCACAGTTGAAGTTTGGCATGACTACTCCGGGTTAGCTACGGGAAAGGAAGTTAGACTGCTGCAGTTTAACCAAGTGGCTTCAAAGGTGGGCGAGTCTATAGGAGGCGGTGTCGGCAAGATTGTTACGGTGATTGGCTCTCCGGGTCCAGAAGGCTCGGCAGGGCAATCCGGTGTGATGTAAAGAGTTTGAGGTTGTGTTTCAGCAAATCTCCACGCTGCTTCCTGCTGAACGTCGAAGAAACCGTCCTCCGCAGCGGACGCATCGGCCACAAAGTATGCGTAACCGATCTTGTAGTTGTTTGCATCTACATCGTAAGTTTTTGACGGATTGTCGCAGGTTGGGGGGAACTTGTAAATGCTTGCGTCCCAAACTGGCGCTTCAATTAACTCTACTGCCCCATCCAAAAGGTCATTCACATAGTACCCTGAAAGGAAACTGCATGCGTTGATGTTCAAGTAAACACCTTGCCAGTTACCGAAACCTTCTTTGGAGAAATCTACGAGTCGGTTGTGAAGAGGGTCGTACTCCACAAACTGCGCTTCCGTGAAATCGTCGTAGTCAATATCCACGATCGGGCGAACCGAAGCATTTGTGTAGGACGCATCCACAAACGAGAAATCGTCGTACAGAACGGTAGAGTAGAAGTAAGGCTCAGAATACACATAGGTGTAGTCCGTTCTATCACCCCGGAGGGAAACTTCTTCGTAAATTTCCGGAAGGCTCGCAGGTGGCGGACAATCCATTCTCTCCGGCTCGATGTTGCTACCGAAGTAAGCGAAATCTTCGCAAACCAGGGCAGTCTTCTGCCACAGTGCTCCATTGCGACCGTAATCGAGAGGGAGACGAACGAAGAAACGTTGCCAGTTATCAAGAGCTGGCCCGTTGTTGAGGTCCGCTACCAGCGGGTTCGGGTAAGTTCCCCGCGCAATCAAACTCTCTGAGTCTGAGCTTTGAAGATGCTGGGTCTTCCACAACCTTAGCGGGGTTTCAGCGTCGTAAACGTTGGGGGACATCTTGTAAATCACGCCGCTGAAAACCAACGACGAGATGTCCAGACGATACGAAGAGGTTAGTGAGTCGGAGATTTCAATCCGGGGGAATTGTGTTTTTCCTTGAAGGTTGAAAGCTCGGTATGTGAAACTGTAAGAACCCACTACTGTTGCGGTTTCGTAGGAAATGTTGTAGTCTGTTGTTACGAGGCTTTGCCCGTTCTCGAGCAAGTTCCCATCGCAATAGAAACGTATTGTACTAGGGTCGTAAGTGCTTGGCGGAGATGAAAGTGCCACGTTGTCATTCAAGGGGGTCCACCCGCTTTCAAGCAAAATCTGAGCATTACGTGCTCCTACGTTCGCGTCAGCGTAATCCCACCACAGTTCGCCTTCCAGCGGACCATCATAAAGAGAACTGTCCGCAATAAACTTCAAGATTGAGTCTGGAAACAAGGTCCAGTCAAAGTTATTTTCTTCCTTGCACAGGATTGTTTGGTATTGCCCTGAGACCACAAACTCTAAATTGTTGACCGAGTAGTTTGAAGTGGACGGCGAAAGCCCATCTGAGTTGTAAACGTAGGTCGGCACATTTAACGGTATACCTTGGCTCGCCGCAGAGAAGTCGAACTCGTTCTGAAATAGAAAACGAATCGGAACCCAGTACTGCGTTCCGGGCTGAGGGTACAGGTACAAACTACCAGGACCAGGGAATCCCCCTTCAATGCCTAGAATGTTCGCCGAGTCGGTCAAACCTTGTATGTCAACAATGACGATGCAAGTCGTATTTTCTGGTACCTGGCCGAAGCCTGACAAAAAGGAATCGACATCCGGAAACACAAAGTCAGGGATCAACTCTTGTTCAGGTGCTTCTCGGTAGGTGACTTCCACCCAAAATGGGCAATCACCTTCTTGCTTTACTTGGACCGCGAGTTTTCCTGTGGAGCTGTTCCACCAAAGTTTTCCTGGCGGCAGATTACCTGGAATGCCCGCATCAACTTCAGCCCGCTGTGCATAAACCCGGTCTACCAGATCGTTGAACTCCAGACTTCTTTCAAGAGTGGGGAAATATAGGGACTTTTCTTCGTCGTACCCGTGAATGGAAAGACTGTCGAAAGCCAAGTTGAACGGCAGCGCACCGCCTTTGTTTCCCCACGCTCCACGGAAATTCTCAAGGCTGCAAGACCCTCCCCAATCAGACGGGTCAACCCAACTTTGAATCTTAACTTCCAGGCTATAGCCATCTGTCGACAGAAATGCGGTAACTCCTACAGAAGTCGGGGTCAGATTGGCCGGCAGTCTAAGCACCCAGCGCTCAATCGTTTCGTCGTACTCAGGGGCGATATCTACACTCAAAGAACTGCTGTACGACAGGAACACAGGTTTGTCGAACGCATACACAGATCCCGCGAACAAGATTGGGAAGAGGTAAGGGAAAAGTTCGCCGGTGTCGTAACTCGGGAACAAAATAAGTTTCCCAATAGTTGGAGGCGGAACATCGAACAAAGTCGGACCATCAAACAAAGTCGCTGTGGGACTAAAGGATAGTTCTTCTTTGCAGTGGAAAGAGTTGTCTCCGGCGACTCCAATGCTCGGGCGAAGAAACGGTGCTGGTCTTGCACTAGGAACGTCAATTCTCAGCTGAACGTTGCTGTTGATCTTGGTGAAGAATGTGTCGTCTACTTCCCCAAAGTTCAGAAGCATTCTGCCGGAAGTTTCCGAGAGCGACTGAATGGTGTAACTATCGGTGTCAAGGTATGCCGTCTGCCCTGCGGAAATTCGGTCGTCTCTTTCAATCTCAACGACTGCAACATTCGGTGAGGAAAAATCTTCAATATTGTCCCAAGTTCTGACAGAGAAGACACGAGGAAGAACGAAATTGTTGTATACTCCGAACGTTCCCCCCAGAAGTTGCCTTTTCTGAGAAACGGTTTCAGGGAGATTTGTCCAGTAGTTGCTTCCGCTCCAACCCAGCATTTGCGCCAGGAAGTCCAGTTGCCCGTTTACTCGTGACTTGGCAAGGTCAACCTGAGTGGTTTGCTCGGGTGACAGATACTTGTTAGTGAAATTCCGAAGCTCAAATTCGCTTGGACTAAAACTAGGATTTGCTTCTGTCATTTAAGTTAGTTCCACACCGTAAAGTTCAAGAGACAGATATTCTTGGCTCATGCAGACGACCGGGTTCATCCACAAAACAGAATACCCTGAGAATTGTTCATAGAAGTCGATGAGTTCTTCATCGAAAGGCTTCGTCAACCAGTCCGCAACGGGCTTGTATTCGCGGTGAATGATTGGTCGAATATCCTGTATGTCTTGCAACAGATAGTCTGAGCCAACATCTATGAATGCAAGGTTGCAGTAGGTTACGGGAATTTCTTCCCCGTCAGTGTTTGTAACTGTGTTTGGAACAGCATTCTCAGGGTAGATTGAAAGCGCACAACGCGAAGAAGCTCCAGCTTTCTTCGTCATCTTGGTAACTATCCCTGACACAGTGATCGTCTGAATTTTCATGTTCAGATCGGTGAAACCCACTCTCCACCCGGTTTGAAAACTAGGCGAAGGGATAAGAAACTCGAAGTATTGACTAGTGTCGTCCAGACTCACAGAAGCTGTGACAACTTCTTGTGGACCGCTGCTCAGAACATAGCTCAACGTTGCGCTTCCAGAAAAGCTCGAACCTGATGGGCACCGCAAAACAACCTTTGAAAACGCCGAAGGTAGGTCATCGCCACTAACCCACTCCAGGAAAGTGGAAGTGGGCTGAGTGGAAGACGGGAAGTAGCTGTCCTGGTTCGACCAAAAAGTGTCTGAGCTCAGGAAAGCGTTCAGAGCAGGGTATCTCCAACCGATAACCGAATCGGTGCTCGATGTGATCAGCAACTTGGTTCCAGTTAACAAATAGTCGTTAACTTGGTAAAGATGTTCAACTGGGCTGTCGTCGTAGCTAAGCTGATACGCCACAAGATAGCGACCGCTGTCGAAGTCCAACTCCTGCAGATTGAGAATGGTTGGGGGGACTGCGATCGTCCCATACTTCCACACAACCTGACCCGACTTGACAATCAAGTTTTCAAAAGTTGCAGAAGCAACCACCTCAAGGGAAGTAGGTCCGAAGATACCTTCTCCCCACGGGATGAAAACATACCCTACATCTTGAACTGTGTCAAGTTGAATAGCAGTGTTTGACGCAGGGATTATGTCAAAGAAGTTGACTTGGTAGGTCTCACTTACAGCGGGCAAGCGTCTGTAAATCGGCCTTCCCCCTGGAATCCACTCGGTTTCCCTGGTTCTCAGGTTCTTAACCTCGATTGACTGATCAGACAAGGTGCTAATAGTCCTACCTTGCGTGCTCGTCTGAATGGTTTGAACCCCACCGTTAATGGGAATAAGCTGTTGACTCATAGCCCCATAGTCCCGTTTCTATAGTTCGGCGGCGAATAGGGGTAGGTTGTTCCAGTGAACCAGGAAAGCTGCGGAACTTCCGTCGAAGTGGAAGCATTCTCCCAAACATACAAGTAGGGAGCCGAAGCGTTACTGAACCTGCCACCATTTTTAGGGATTAACGTAATGCTTGCGATACCAAGTTTGATCGCCGAGATGTCCCGACCAAACTGAGATTTGATCTGCTCGTCGCAAGTGTAAGCATTCACGTACCGAAGAAGGTTACCTTCGTACTCTTCGATTCTGGTTGTGTTGACGACAGTAGTGTTCGTCCAATCGGTAACGGTTGGCACTGGCGAGAAAGCTCGCATGACTCGATACAAGTTTCGACCATCTTCCGAAACAATCGTATCCTCGGAGTAGAGCGAGTAGTCCGGGTTGAAATAGGGAATGTACGGTAGAGTTAGGAGGGCGCTGTCAGCGACATCAGCCGAGGGCACAAACACTTGGTTCTCAAAGTAGACTGAAAAGTCAAACAGCGGTGTTACGTTCGTTGTCGCAGTGTAGGAAAAAATCTCACTACCTTGTCTGAAGAATGTGGTGTCGCCCTTAAAGAACCGGAACATTCTCTGCGGAGTTTTAACCGTGCCGTTGTTAATAGACTCAGCAAGTGAAACTACCTGAGAAGGCGTGTAAGCCAGCGGTAAAACAAGGTTCTCATCCAGCAAATCGTTGATCAGAGTGCTGTCCGGCGTGAAGTACTGAGTTGCCACAAAATACTGCGGTGCTGACACACTCGATTCTTTGTACTCCAGGTAGGTTCCCACCGGGAAACGGGGTTTGTACTTGTACACTGGCAAACCGAGGTCTGCATTTTGAACCACGATTTCTTGAATGATTCCGAGCTCAACAAGTGTGTCGAAGTATTCTTTGACCGCTAAGTCGTTTGGCTCGTACACAAATCCTTGCAAAACGTAGGCAAATTTGTTCACGCCACCCTTCAAAGGGTCCACGTAGTTGTAGTAAGGGTCTGCCACCGCATTCGGTCCGGATCCGATTTGAGGGGTGGTAACCCACGTTCCAGACAAATACGAGTTTCCGGGAACCAGCGAGTTGGGGACCACCGAACTTCCTAAAAGACCTGCGGAAAGTGCGCTTGTTGTGCTATTTGAGGGAGCCTGAAGGGTGAAGTTTTGATCAACAACCCAAACCAAACTTCCGATTCTTGGGACGGTAACTGCTGTAACAGGGATGCTGAAACCAGCGCCAACTCCACTGTTGCCAAGGTTTGAGTCATCTGCTGTTAAAATCGACCCTGGCGTATAACCTTCACCTGGGAAGATAAGCGCCACGTCTGTCACAACGCCGCCGGAAACTGTGATGTTTGCTGTTGCTCCTACGCCGAATCCGGTGGTGTTAACAAAAGGAACATTCGTATAATTTCCATCTGTGTACCCCAAACCAGGAGTAATTGTCCCTAGAGCGGAAATGGGACCGATCAAGAGTTCTTGGGGCGTTTCGGGAACGAATTGACCGTCGCCTGGAACATAGTCGTACTCTACTATCTCAGGGTCGTAAAAACTACCAAAACCGCTTACGTAGCTGTTTCCAATCACCCACGGTGAGTAGGTTTTCTCTCCGGATATCTTGCCTCCAGCCGCAATGAGAAGGGGAATTTCTGCTAAGGAGCCGATGTTGATGTTGTCAAGGATCACACGGAGTTTTCCGTCGCCACCGCTCGCTGGACTCCAGTAAACAACGTCACCTTGGTTGTAACTTCCCGCTTGCAGAAGTTCAATTTGCCTCATGACCAGATTTCCGTAAATCGTCTGATCTTTCTTTTCGGCAGAGTACGGAGTGAAAGAGGTAAGGACGGGATAATAAGACGTTGTCGGAATCGTCTCCAGAACCAAGTCGTTTTGGTTCAGAAGTTGCTCAGATGGGTCAAAAGAGTAGACCTGCGTATAAAGCGCAGCGGAAGGTCCGAGTTGTGGCGGAGTGTTGTATGCCTTCGCGGTCACAATTCGCGGGTTAACGTACCGGGTGTCCGCGTCAAACGTTGCGTAGAAAGCGGAATCAACGTCGCTTACGCTCGGATCGGTAGAGGAAGGAAAAACGTTTCCAGGCTGAAGTAACTGGAAAAGCCTGTCCCGGAAGTTCAACGAGGAGTTCCGTAGATTCACTCCGAAAGAACTGTTGGCATCCACTTCCAGGGTAATGTCGTATTGAACCTGGCTAAGTGTTAGAGGATACAGGTGCCCCGTTGTTCCGATCGGAACAGAGAAGTTCACCACATTCTGACCTCTGCTGAGTTGTTCCTCAGTCAGTTCAACACCGCCAGGACCAAGAACGAAGAATGATACTTGACCGCTTGGCAGAATGTAGTCGGTTAAATAATTGTACGAGAATTCAGACCCTCTGTTGGGTTGCACCGATGTTTGAGTCCCTACCCCGTAAAAGTCGATGAAGAAGTCCTGCCAATCTTGCGCGCTTACAGGGTTCTTTCGACGAATTAACGTGAAGAAACGTTCCTGAACTTCCTGGTAAGTTTCAACGTCCGATCCGCCGGTTGCGGGCTCGGGATTTATTGCGCTCAAACCCGCGACGTTTATCGCTGAAGAGCCGACGATCGAGTTCGCAGGCACGTTGTAAAGCGACCCGACAAACTCTGAGAACACCGGCACGTAAATAACCGTCTCTCCTGGCGAGAAAGTGTAATTCTCAGCAGTCAAGAAAGAATAAACTTGGCCGCCGGTGATGTTCGGGTCAGTTGTGAACGAAGAGCCGGAGGGAATTGTGACGGGGCTGTTTGAAGGCGGTATTGTAAGTACAAGACGAGCGAGAGACGCAGTCCCAAGGCGTCTCATCGCACCCAGGAAAGGACCAATCCACTCAAGCAGAATCTTTTCTGGCAGCTGGTTCGCCCAAAAGAGAAACTCACCCTGCGCGAAAACCTGCCCTTCCAGCAAAGCAGCCAGAGGGTTTCCAGAGCTGAAGTCGTTTAACGTTTGGTTAGAGGCTTGATATACTCTTTGTGAAGCAGCTTGAACAAGCTCTGCTTCATTTCGAGGGTCAATCGAAACTGACGGTAATGGTGCGTATCTAGGCATTTATCAGCCTCAGCAGGGTTCGCAAATCGTTGTGCTGGCGTTAGGTGCCGGTGCAGAGTAGTTATTGCAGGGGCAAGGATCTCCCGCCGAGTTCTCAAGGTAGTAGAAACCGTTATCAATCACCAAAGTGTCCAACAAGTACTCAATCTGCTCTTTGAGGACGAGTTTTGTGATCAAGTCTTCAAGTTGAAGAGCGTCGAACCTTTGTGGGATCGTGGAGGGGTTGATTCCAGCTGCGAAGTTATATTTGTCGTTGGTGGTATAGCTTTTCGGTGCGTTTTCAATTACGTTCTCTGGGTTGGTCTTTCCGTCCGCATAACCAAAATTCCAAACACCCGTGACAACCTTGGTGCCAGAAATTGCTAGCCCGCTAACGAATTGGTCCCCTTCCAGGTTTGGTTGAGGGGTGCTCAAAGTGACGTATCTTGAGTCAAGCCCGTTCGGGCCAGCCGTGATGAACGAGTTTAGACCAAGTGGGGGGTAGTGCCAATCGAGATCTTGACCATCGAACGTAATTTGCTTAGCACCGTTAAGCCACTGGCTTGTAACGATTACACCACTAGAAAAAGTTGTCTTCATGAATCCCTACGGATTGCCTTCTTGAATTGGTTTTACCCTACAAAAAATCCCCAGCCGAAGCCGGGGATAAGTAACTCTGAACCCGAGGATCAGGTGCGCTCCCAGTAGTTAACTGTGAACGAGCACTCGATCGTCTGAACGTTTCCGCTCTCACGGTCAACGTCAGCGGTTGTGACTGACTTGTATTGGCAACCGTAAAGCACGTATTGGCCGCCTGCAGGAGCAGAACCAGCGCCGACGCAATCTTTAGGGGTTACGGTAACCGTGATTTCCTCACAGTTGTACGAAAGCCAGAATTGCTCGAGTTGTTTGAAGATGGTAGGGTCGTACGGGGCCTCTAACGTTACGTCGTCTGCGGTTCTCGGTCCAATGACGTGGTACAGTCTGTTTCCAGAACCGTTAGCGTACTTGCTGTCTTCGGCTGAATCCTTGACACCGCTGAACTTAGTGAACACCGCTGTGAAAGTGGGCCCACCAAGAGCTGTGAATGAAACTTCGTACTGAGACTTGGTAATCGGTCTTAAAATAGCCATGATGACACCTCCTTATGTATTTCTTGGATCAACCAAGAATGTTGGAGATCATCGCGCCAGAACCGATAAGACCAGTGGCACCAAGACCCACCAGGTTAACAACACGCTCAACAGTGATTTCAGCACGAACCACGCGACGCTCACGAATGTAGTACTCGGGGCGAACAGCAGGGGTGCCAGTCAGTTGATAGGTGTAAGCGAAAGCAGGGGTAGCAGCATTAGCACCACCAGCAGGCATTACGCTATCTGAAGGACCATTGGGGCTGTAGAACAGCAGGATTCCGTTTGAAGGGAACACAGGCTGCAGGGTGCCATCGGTGGCAAGATAACGGCCCTCAGCAACGCGCAGACCACGCTCAAGACCGAAGTAACGAGCAAGAAGGTCTGTGTCGATTGAATCGGCAGTGGTGTACTTGATGCGCTCAAGGATAGCCTGGTTGGTCAGCAGTTGATCAAACACGGCAGTTCCCAGAACCATCGAGTTCGGACGGATACCGATTTGGTTGGCAACCGAACGCTTCAGGGTCAGGATGTCCTCGATCGGGTTGGAAGTCAGTGAAGACCAAGCCGAAGGACCAGCGGCAGAACCGTAGGCGGTCTGGAAGTTAGCCCAGGTGGTGAAACCAAGACCGGTCTGAGTACCAGCACCAGCGGTAGGCTCGTAAGGGTTGTAACCAGCGGTTACGGTTACGGCCTGGCTTACAGTGTACTCGTAAGCATTCATCAGGCGAGACATGGCGTTGCGAGTTTCGATCGCACGCAGGTCAACCTGAGCAGGACCTTCACCAGCGTTCTCGATGACTTCTTCGGGCAGTTCCCAAGCCACGACTTCTTGCTCAAGCGCATAAGGCTCAGCATCGTAACGGCTTTGAACGAACGGAATGTTGGTTCCGTATGCACGACGGAAGTCGTTGATGGCGAATTGCTCTTTGCCGAAGCGCAGAATGCGGCCAGCACGAGTCGGGGTGTCAACAACGGGGGCAATAAAGTTGGCGATATTAGTCGCCGGAAGCATGAAACCTTGTGCGAGCGTAGTCAGAATTGGATCTACGCCAGCATAGGTTTGCTGGAGCACTTTGTTATCGTGACGACTCTTTATTCGTCACTTCTCACGGTTTCCCGTGAGGTCAGACTATATCATCATCTCGGATTTTTTCCTCGGTTCCACCCCTCCCCTGGGTGATTTTCGGACCGAGTTCTAATCACTACTTCATCTTCTAGTTTCCAGTACCACTTTTGGTTGGAAATTTTTTCGCTTGTTTTTCGTTTAGAATCTTCTGAGTGTTTGGAGCCTTTTCGGGAACAGCGATCCAACATAGTTGGGTCGTTTTCCCAGACCTTTCTCATTGATTCCCCAATTCTTCTCTTGTGCTCTTCGGATTTCTCTCGACCCTTCAATGACTGAGAAGTTTTGTCACCCCATGTGACTCGTCTTCTTTTGTTTGAGTCGGATATGAGTCGAGACTTTTCCTCGCAACTTTGGGCGTAAGCCAGCGATTTATAGATTCTTGAGCCTTTAGAGCCGCACATGATGGCAGCGCATTGTGCCAATTTGTGATTCTCTGGGAATGATTTATGAAGTAGCAGATGGAGGAGAGCGTGCTCTCTTCGATTCGCTAAGACAACATTCCCCTCACTGTAATCTCCTCCGAGTGAGCCTGGGAAGATTCTATGCTTCTCAAGAAAATCGCCTTTTTGTTTTTCCCGTTTGAGCTCTAATAGAGAACAACAGAGACGAAGATAACGATTGAAATAGTGATTAATCCGAGCGTCGGGCACTCGTGGAAAGTTTATTCTTGGGTAAGTCACTTTCTAGTCGTTGAACCTTTTTACTCCAAACCTATTATACCCTAGGTTACCCGGAGCAAACTTGGCTGCTGATTTCCCTCGACTAAACGTTAGGGGGTCCCAGCAATTCACCCGATTTTCCATCCAGAATCACTTCTGGCGGGAACCAACTCGATTCATCATGGGAGTATTCTCCTAAAGGAGGTAATTTGACTTCAAATGGTTGAAAACCACAGTTGGGACTTACACCCGAAGGATGCCCAACTGAAGTTAATTATCAGGCGAAGCTGACAAGGGCGAACTTACGACCGCCGATTCCGATTTGCTCGCGAATCAGAGGAGTGGTACCGTCCAGGGTGACGGGGGTGCCGTCGCCAACGCCAACGGCTTGGCCGAGGGAGTTGATTTCGAGCTGAGTGTTCAGAGTCAGATCGGTCAGAGTTGCAGCGGGGGCAACTTCAACCAGCAGAAGACCGGAAGTAGCAACGGTCAGCTGACGAGCGGTGTAAGGCTGAGCCAGAGCGGTAGGCATGTAAGCCTGGTTGATACCAACGATGGTGTCTACGCTACCGGGGGTAGTGAAAGCATCGGGGGCAGCAGCGAAGTTAGGGCCAGCCCAGGTAGCATAAGAAACGGCGCGGAATTCGCCGATTTCAACTACGCCGGGATCGCCATCTTGATTGTCAGCAGGAGCTTCGAAAGTTTCTGCGTAACGGATGTACTGACGGCCGTATACGGGACCTGCGTTTGTAGCCATGGAATTCTCCAAAGTATGAGGACTTCAATTTGTTTACTCTGGGACTTGTTTTTACACCCAGTTAAACTGAATGGTTTTACCCTTAGCGGTATTCAATGCTACACCGGCAGCGGTCGTAGCACTGACATTCTTTACCTGGCATGGGGAGGGTGCCCAGAGGTTGCCAACCAAGTCGACCAAACATTATACAATCGGGACAAGTTCTAGAGTCGAGTTTCGGAACTCTCTGCATTTCCCTGTATCCCTGATCTTGTCGAACGTAATACTGGCCAAGGTTGAAGAAAGAGTAGGAAGGGTTTGCCAAGTAGCGAATAACGCGAACTAACAACCCAGGCCAACTCTTAACTTCACTAAAATCTTGTGTTTTGTCGCCCAACAGAATACCTCCGTTGTCGAGTGCGTCTTTTGTTTCAACCAAAAATTCATGCAAGGGCGGTAACATTTCGCCAACGATGGTTGGCCACGCCCGCTCCATCTTACCGCGAGGGTTGATATCTTCGGCGCCGAGGTTGACAGCGGCAAGCGCAGAGATGAGAGTTTTATCGAGAAGAGACCTTTCGTACTCCTCCCATCTCATTTGCTTATCTCGAAGACCTTTCACCAAAACTTTCGACTCCTCCGTCATGCGCTCTTCAAGCTCAACTTGAGAGTTCACTTTCTTTCGTAGAGCCTCGGCCTGGGTGAAATAATCTCCCCTCCGTTTCGTGGCCATGCCAATCAGAGAGAGGAGATCCATTTCAAACCTCAGTTGTACATTGTGCGCTTGATAGCTTCAACGTAGTCGATTCCTTCGGATTCAACCAGTTTCAGAGCTTTTGCGTGAGGGTCAAGATCTTCCTCAGCGAACTGGAAAGTTCCACCGGCGACCTCATCGTAGTAAACCATCGGAGGAAGCTTGCTCAGCAGGCCAAGCAGTTTTGTGGCGGCAGTTTCACCTTCGGAGAACTCAAGAGTTCCGAAGTCAAGCCCTTCACAGTAACTTTGCAGCTCGGACTGAGGCATGATGCCGTCGGTCAGGCGACCATCTTCGTAGAGTGACTCAACGAAAGAGGCGATCTTGGCCTTGCGGGCATTCATCTTCTCTTCAGCGAAGCGACGCTGCAGTTCGGAGTGCTCTTTCTTCAGGCGGTTGAGCTCCTCGAACATGGCGGCGGGGAAACCGTCCGGCTTGGCCTGGGCCATTGAACCCATACCGTAGTCCATTCCACAATGATCAGCGGAAAGTTCGTTGTAGTCCTCTTCGTCGGCGTCGTCATCGCCGTCTTCCTCGTAAGTGGAACCGAATCCAGTCTTGGTGTAAGGACTCTTCTTCTCACCGTGCTCTTCAGCGAAAACGCCTCCGGAACGCTTGGCGGTTTGATTAGGGCCACCTTCAAAATCACCGCTCAGATTGTCCTCAGCGAAAGCGCCTTCGGGACCAACAACTTGAGCAGCTTCGTCAATCTCATCCATTGCACCAGGAGTGAGTTGCTTCTTGGAAGATTTCTTCTCTCCTTTGTAACCCTCTGCGAACACACCGTCAGGACCGGTGATTTCGGCAACACCACCTTCAAAGTGACCAGGCTCCATTTGACCTTTCTTGAGTTTGGCTTTGCCTTGGGTCAGATCGTCAACTTCGCCCATCGCAGTTACGCCCAGCTCGGAAGTTACCTCGTCTGCTTCAGGCTCGGCGTGGTCAATCTTGCCGCCCTTGGTGGCTTGACGACCATCGCTGCTCTTTTGACGCATTACGCGCATGCTTCCATCAGACATAACGTTGATGGTGCTGACTGCGAACACTTCGTTGTCAGGCGATTCTTCGGTTTCGGTAGGAATCTTGGTGTCAGCGTCTTCGCGCCCAGCAGGGTTAGAACCGGAAGCAGTTTTAGGCTGATTCGGTTCAGGGTAGCTGTCAGCGTCGGTATCGTACTGATTGCCGTTCATGGTGCGATCTTCAGCATCGGCTTGACCGGCCCAACGGGATTCACCAGTTGCGTTATCTGAGCCGTCTTTGGCAGTCTTTTTGCGATCGGAATCCTGCTCAGAGTTCTTGGCAACGCTAACGCGATCGGCTTCCTGCTCACCGCTCTTAGAAGTTTTCATGCGGTCGTCGCCAACACCGCCTTTGCCTTCCTTGCCTGTGCTCATCCGGTCGGCGTAACCATTGTCAGATGAACGGGCTGTTTCATAACGACCGGACTCATCATAGTCCATTTCGTCGCCTTCTTCCATTTCAACCTTTTCGCCAGGGTTAGCCTTGGCTTTGGCCTTCATTTCTTCGGCTTTCTTTTTAAGAGCAGGGGGCAGCTCTTTGTGTTGCTCGTCGTAGACGTTTTCTACAACCTGCATTACTTGGCCGTGGGCACCTTTGGCGTGCTTACGGCTGATTTTTCCGTCTTCCATAAATTGTTCCTCTGGGAATTGGTCTTCAAGTTCAGCCGTCTGCTGAGTGATTTCGTTGGTTTTGGCGCCCTCCGTAAATTGTTGGTTTTCCTCGGGGCTGGTTATTTCGGCCGGAGCTTGTGCACCAGCCGCTTCATCCACGCTAGTTTCCTTCTGAGTTTCGTCAGATTCTTGAAGATCTTTGACAGCGGATGAAACATCTTGTCGAACTTCCTCAAGTTTTTCGCGAAGAACCTCAAGGGGGCTCTTTTCAACGATCAAGGTAGGACCGAGTTCGTCATCAAAGATTTGGTCCGGGGACAAAGTCACTGCGAAGTCAAAGCACCCCTCTGCCTCATTGAATGAGAAAGGTTCGAGTCCTTTAACAGCCGGGGGAGATGCCCCCAGCAAGGCCAGGTGCCTTGCGCTCCACTTTCCCCCGTGCGGGTTGATTTGGCTATCAGGGGAGTAGAAGGAAATTGATACTTTTCGGTAGTGACCGTTCTTGACCAAATCTTTAGCGGTGTCCGTAAAAGAGACATCTGCGTAAAGATTTTGTCCCTCCCTTGAAAATCCTTGGATCCATCCAAAAGAAGGCAAACTGTCGTTATCACCCTGGTGGCCAAGAACTATAGGAGCTTCATGGACCGAAGGGTCATATGTGTCGACAACTTGCTGAAGATCTTCTGGAGAGAATGTCCGCTTGATTCCTTGGGCAGAGGTCTGATCACCCGCACGAAATACGTGAATTCTTTTAGTGAACACAGTCTATAAGGGATCTGATAACATTTTTTACCCTTCTTGCTCAGCAATCAAGGTTTCCTGCTGGTCTGCTGGCTCCTCCTCGGGTAGGGGAGTTTCTTCGGCCGCAGTTTCACTCTGATCCCCGAAAATTGAACCGAACAGGTCCTGATCTTCTTCAGGGTTGTAAGTCGTTGCCGAAGCGGTGTCAGCAGGGCCACCACTTTCTTTCTTCTCTTCCAACTCAACACGGAAGTGTCTCTCCAGCCATTCTTTCTTCGGCGTGAAACCAGATTGAATAAGCAGAGAAACGTCCGGCATCGTAAGAGTTGATTCCTCGATTCGGAACTCCCGAGTAAGAACGGGAGCAGCGACATCAGTTCCGAAGTTCAGGTCAACTATCCACCGAATGAGAGTTTGCGTAAGATTCTGTGAAATGATCTCAGAAAGTTCTGACGCCTTCACGACTCGGACAACATTCGCAACCTGGGAGGAAGCACGGGAACCAGCCTCAGCTTGCCCCGCTTCGTTCTCTCCGCAAATCAACACGCTGATTTCTTTGTCGATGTAGTCAATCAGGTTCTTGAACACATCGGGGCTTCCAGACGGCGTTACGAAATCTAACTCGTAACCCTCCGGGAGGATCATTGCCGTCTCCTGGCTCAAGTTGGAAAGATGGTCGTACAACGTGTCGATTTCTTTCGTACTTGCGCTCAAAGGGGCTTTCGCAACGGCTGTCGGCGTGGCGTAGCGGTCGCCGTAAAGCACGTAGGACTCAATCGCCCTGCGACGGAACTTGACGAGCGGGTACAAGATTCGGCCCAAGGATGAACCGTAAGGGTCGCCATTGTGAGAAACCCAGTACCGATTGACAATGAATTTGCGCGTCGGAAGCTCAACACCTTCGAACATTCGGTTGAATGTCAGGCAGCGCATTGTAAAACCCGTTTGGGCATCTTCCTTTTCCTGGAAAACGAAACGACGTTGGTCACGCATCCGCACATCAAACGGAATAACGCCTCTTTTCGTTTTCTTCCACATCACTTCTCCGACGGAGAACCCTGTGATGATTGCTTCCGCAAGTCCCTTGTAAATGTCGTCAAGAGGAATTTCTTCAAGCACTTCGCTTACGAAATCTCTTACAGCTACGTCGCCGGGTTTGTCACTATATTGCTCAACGTACCACGGACGGGAGGTAATTTCTTGAACAAGTTTGGCAAAACAGCCCTGAACTTGCTCGTCGTAAAGAAGGCGCTGGTATACAACTAGCGCACGGTTCCCGCCTTTTTGAATGAGGAGATCATCGTTAGGCCTGACAATCGTATTACCTTGACCAGTGAACGGGCTGCTAGACCCGAACATGTAGATCGAAGATAGATTATAGGGGTCAGAAGTATAACGAGCTACCTCTCCCGATGGCACTGGGGCTGTCTTAAATCTCTGAGCCATCCAATCCTCTGGTAGTTCTAGTCCTTATGTCAAGTTTTACCCTCGAGGCAGCTCGGGGAAGTTTTGCGAGATATAGTTTTCAAGTTTAGCCAGGATTCTCGAGTATTCGTCGTAGATCTTCTCGCTTGATGTTTGGCTCATGTAGTACCGACAAGCTGAGATTAGTCGGTAGATGTCTTTTTCTTGTAGAGAGTACATCAGTTTGCCAGAGTAAACTGCATCGGTGGCTGGGGAACTCCGTTTACGGCGTACTGGATGAAAACGTGGTACACCCCGTCATCGCCCTGTGATTTCCAGTCCCCTGTTACGCTCAGGTCAGACAACCCTGAAACGTTTGCAGAAATTGATGCCTGCAGTTCAGAGTTGATTTGACCCGGATCCAGGACGTTCAGAACCTGATCTGCTATCCCGTAGTTTGCTCTCATAACCCGCTCGTAGTAACGGGTTTCAACTACGCTCCGAATTTGCTGCGTTATCAAAGCGTAGTCTACACTTGTCGCTAAATTCCCGTTGACGATAGTCAAAGGGTAAGCCAATCCTCGAATACTCGCTGCTAAAGGCTCGGTTACGCTCATCGGTATCTACGGGAAATTTCAAATTCCAGGTTGTTCAACCTTCTGCGAATTTCTTCGGACGGAAGGGAGCTCTCAATGACTTTGTTCACCTCTTGCCGCATTCCGGTGTGGCTCAAGGATCGATAATAGGAAGGATCAACCAGATCCTCTTCTTGTTTTACGCCGGAAAGAAGGGAGAGGCAAAGGGTTTCAACTGAAACCCCTTGCTCTCTGGCCCTTAGTTCAAGCTGTAGTAGAAGAGAGTCAGGAATCGGTAACGTTAATTCCTTGTTCATTATGACTCTCATTTAGTTTAGAAACCGGTGTTGTTAGTTCCCAGTCCTTGAGCGTTCAGCTCGTTCTGCATTTGACCAACGGCAACGCGGATCAGATCGATCTGAATTCTTTCCAGAGTCGGGACAGGAGTCACAAACACCTTGGCGTTAATGATTCCGTTCTCGAGTGAGGCAGGAGGGTTAATTCGAGCATCACAGATAACTTGGAAAGCGTCGCTTGGGCGAGCGCCGAACAGAGCACCACGAGAGTACAGCTGGTTCAGAACGCTATTGCCAACCGAAATGATCTGGTTGAACGCCACACCGAATCCATCGATAACGTTGAAGATCTGGCTATCGAAGGCATTTCTCAGCGAACCGTAAACAACGTTCAGAATGACGCGAGTGTTTACGAACTGGTACAGACGCTGTTGAGCGTCAGCAGTGTTAACGCGAGTTCTTCCGCCCCAGACAAACACCGCGCTGGTTGGGTAACCGGGCAGGGTACGGATTGCGTTGCAACCGTCAGGGTTGAGAAGGTTTTGCTGAGCCGAGTTGATCGGAATCTGAGCTGCCACTGCGTCGGCAAGTTGATACTTGACACCAGCAGGCGGGAACTGATATCCCTCAGCGCGGTAACGACGCAGAGCAATTCCGGTCACGTAAGGTGAAGGGGGAATCCACTGACCCGAAGCGTTCTCGATGTAAGGACCGTAGTAAGCAATGAAACCGAAAGGTTGGAAGTACCTTTGGCTATCGTTGTACAAACGGTTGACATTGTCAACGCCAGCCTCAATGAACTCAGCCTGGGGAACACCGTTGAACCCAACGCCACGGATCGCATCGCTGATGATTTCGGTGGAGGTGATTGGGTCAAAGCGCCAGAGAGCACTCGGAGGAGTTGCCTCAGGGGTGAAGTTCAGACCAACTTGTGAGCCGTAGCAAGGTTGACCAGCAACACTCAAGTCGCCACCAGCAGGGATAACCACCCAGTCGTAAGCGGTTCCGTTGTAAGTCACGGCGATCCGATCACCAACTGCAACCTCAGTTACTCCGTCAGGGCCAACGGCGCCAGCAGGAGCCACAGTAACGTTGAAGTAAACCCCGACGAGTTTAGCAACAGCAGCTTGAATGTCAACCCCAGTATCTGACACGGCGAGGCCGGTCGAAGTAACGTAGAGAGTCGCAGTGTCCAGGACACCTAACGTGGCAGAGGTAGCGGCCTCGTAGTCACCGCCTGCAATCGGATCGATTGAAGGAACCAGGAATGCTTGTGAAGCAAAGTTCTGGTCAACGGTTGGGGTGCAGTACCAGTTCTCAAGAGTTGTGGAAGGAGAGCCGGGGGCCGAAAGAGTAAGCTCAGGCAGCCAACCTGCAGTAGAATTCTCACCGAAAGGTGAAATCAAACCAACACCAAGAGCGGTCAAGCTATTGTTGAAGAAGATCGAGACGTCCGGGTTGCTCGCGGCAGGAGCAGGAGCTGCAGTTGCAACAGCTGCTTCTGAAGCGATCAGGCCGCTATTCAGACCGTACTTCCGAGCACGAACAAACGGGATAACCGACAGTTCAGCCAGAGTAGCCGAAGTTGCCTCACCGCCAAGAACCTTCGTGTAGAAGATTGTGGGGCTAGAGACAAAAGAGGTTGTACCGCTCGGAATCGTTACGAAAGAAGAAGCCGTGTAAGAGGTTAAGCTCTCAGCCAGGCAGAAGGTGTCTGCGTCGATCACCTGAACGTAGTAAAGCGCCTCAGAAACTTTAGTCGTTGCGCGGAAAAGGTTTACTCCGGCGTTGGTCTTCACCGATTGAGTGAAGTACAGTTTCTGACCGCTCGTCAAGCCGTGAGCGACACAAGTAACCCGAGCCGTGCCAGTGTAAGCTCCTGTGGAACCAGCCACGGAAGTGTCGGGGTCCAGGATTGTACGGGATACGAAGTTCAGACGGTAGTTAGCGGTAGCATCCTGAAGGCTAGCAGGAAGGTGCAGTGTGTTGACATACTGAGCGGCCCCAGTAATGTTCTGCAGAAGGTTTGAAGTCTGACCGTTAATTGTCTGAGGCAGGCTGTAGAAAGGAACAACGTATGTGAAGTCGCAGGTTCCAGTGGCTCCGCCAAAGTTGATCGCATTGGCAGGGGTTGTCAGGTTGATTGAACCACCAGCAGCAATGACTTCATCCAGAACGGACACAGCGTTAGGCGCGTCGTAGGCGAAGAACACGTTGTTAAACGAGTAATCACCGGTTGCCTCCAGATCATACGGAGGAGCAATAACGAAGATCGTTCCGTCTTCCCCGATCGTGCTCAGAATGTCACCAGTGGCGTTACTGAAGGTAACTTCCTGAATCTGGTAAGACACAGGCCAGTAATTTGCCACGTTGAGGACGAGCATTGTGTCGTCGACGGTTGAATCAACCTCGAATGTGGCTGAATCCAGCAGGCCAACTTTCTCACCAGCGGCGACAGGAGTTGCACTCCGAGACTGAGAGATAGCGGTTTCTGCCGTGGGAGAAGCAATCAGAGCTTGGTAGGTGAGCTTGTCGTAAGTGACATCGGTGCCAACCCACTCGTACATGGCATTGTCTACCAGGTACTTGTTTCCGGTGACCAGGTCAGCAGCAGGCTCGTGAGGTGTGAATGCGCTGTACTTGTTGATGTCGGTCACAAGGAAAGGACCGGGATCGGCAAGAGCCATCCACTTGTAGTTGTTGTTGGCGCAATGATCGGCAGCAGCGGCTCCTACAGCAGCACGGCCATCAGCATCAAACTGAGCGTACGCAGTTGGAGTGATCAGGTAGCCTTGATCTTGCTGGCCATCGAAAGCGGTCGCGATGCACTGAATGTAATCCTGGGGAACTCGCTCCAGGTTCTGCTGTTGGCCAACGATGTTCTGAATGTCATAAACATTCTGCATCATGACGTACTGAGCACCGACTGGCAGAACCAGCGGAACAACGCTCACGTTAGCGTCAAACGTAGCGGCAGCAATGCTTACGAAGGCATTCTCAGAGTTTGAGAGGGGGTCGATCGAAGTTACCAGACCGAAATCACGAACGTAGACGGAGCTACGAACACTCGGGTTGCTCTCAATCGCCTCTGCGATCGCAATTGCGATAGCCGAAGAAATTCTGCGGTTGTTAACTTCGTCGCCAGGGATGTAGTCTACGGGAATTGTAACCGGAACACCCAGCCATTCGCCATCGGCGGTGTAACCTGTGGATCCATCACCTGCTACGAGGCGGTTTCCGTTGATTACAAGTTGTGCGTAAACAACGTCTCCAGCCTCGAAGTTCGAGGGAAGACCTGCGTTGCTCTGCTTGGTTCCGTTAGGAAGAATCTCAATCTCTACGATCTGATCAGGAGTGCCAACGCGAACAACGCGCAGATCACCAATCTGAGCATTCTGGAAAAACTCGTTAACGCAGTTGTAGCTCAGCAAGGGAATCCGGGCCTCAGGAACGTTTCCACCAACGAGGGCGAAATAGTCGTTCAGCGAAGTGATCGGAGTAGGTGTGTTGTAAGGAAAAACTGTAACCGGCACTGTTTCTTCGGTTTCCACCAGCATGTAAACAGTGCTAAAATTAGCAACGTCAGCGTTTGCGACAACACCGGCACGCTCATTGATGTATACACCAGGAGCTCCGGGGGTTGTTCCACCGCCAAGAGAAAATGTGGCCATGTTTTTAAGAGGGTGTTCCTTCTTTCCCTTCAGCAGTGCAGGCAAGGATGACTCCTACGTGGTCTCCGTAGAGCTACTGTTGGGACACAAATGTGTACTAACTTTTACCCTACTGAACACCTGTAATTGCAGGCAGGCTATCAAACGAATATCCGTTGAGAGACTCCCGCAAGACAACGCCTTGCAGGGTATATTTGTTCAATGACGAAACATACTCAGACTCTGAGTCAAACGGAAAGATCTCGTCTGCCTGTGCCCCTTCAACGGTTCCAGACACAAAAGAAGCTTGTTGCAAACTTCCGGAAGGACTCTCAGGATTGGGTAGAAGGAGTTGAGCACCAATCGGGGGGAGTTCAGTAACGTCCCACTGAGGATTCAACTCAAGCACCGCCCGGTACTCAAGAGAATTGGTGTAGTACTGGTACCCGAGTTTCCTCCAGGTGAACTGGGGTTGGAAGGGCAGAGTAATCATTTTCAGACCATCTTACGGGAACGAGCCAAAAGACGAGCGCCAATCGATGTTCCACGATTCAGTTCAAAGCCTTCTTCTTCGGCCACTTTCTTAGCAGCAGCTTCAAGAACGGCGGGGCTGGTTGGAATGAAAATATCCTCTTCTTGAGTGCGACTCTGCAGTTTCGTGCGAACGTCGGTCTCAATCTGCTCTTTTTCTACAGCAGGCGCGGCTGGAACTGGCTCTTCAGTCAACATTTGAACTTCAATCTTCGCGGGTTCCGGTTGTGCCTCTGCTTTCACCTCTTCAGCTTGCTCGTAAGCCTCGTTGGCTTGCGGGGTCGAAGTGTCGTCGGCGGTGAAAGTTCCGTCTTCGTTGTGAGCTCTTTTTCTGGCCATGATTAACGTTTTTGTGTGAGAATGTTTTTCCAAGCGATCGGAACAATCTGCTTGAGAGACTTATCCGGAACACCCATCCACGGCCTCGCAGCCATTTTTGAAGTTCCGAACTGGTGATATACGCCATACGGGGCGGCCTTCACCTCGAAGCCTTCTCCTTTCGGTAAAATCTGGGCTTCGTTTTGCATGAACCCTGTTGCCCGTAGAATCGGTTGACCAGGGTATTTGCGAAGTTTCGCAATCGCGTATTTTGGTGTAAGGGAAGCCCAAGGTCTTCCCGTAGTGGGATCGGATTCCTGGCGCCAAGGAACGGCATGATCTTTCAAGAGAATGGGCGCCCACTCTTTCTGAGTAGGCTTCCACCAGTCTAGGTTAAACTGAAGGAAACCGCCCTTCTTAACTTGAAAACTGATCATCTTTGCCTTGAGCTCTTTTTGATCGCTTGCTCTTGCTTTTCCGCAAAATCTTCAACAATGTTGATCATTGCAAGAATTTTGCTCATCGGTTGTTTCTCTAACCAGTCTACAGTGCTATCCCAACGTTGTTTGCACAAGTGGAAAGAAACCTCAAGCCAGTTTTCGACCGTTAAGACTTTTTCGTTGATGATCTCTTCCCCAATCCACTTGAAGACTTTTTCCGTTTGAGGAAGGGTGAAATACGCTAAGTCGTCGTGATTCTGAATGAGCCGGGAGATCAAAGGGACCATCCCGGTTTCTTTGTTTCGCAAGAGTTGCGCAAAATAAAAGTCTTTCGGGCAAAGCTCTCGAACGTGAAGGGAAACACCCTTACCGAAACTTAGCAGATACGTGAAATCTTCAAGGTCTTCAACGATTAGTTTGGGTCGGCGTCTTCCTCATCGGACCCGCTTGCCTTGGCAACGAGGTCGCTGAGTTTCTTGAAGTCTCTCACGCCGAGGTCAAGAATTTCGTCGTAAGTGATCTTGTCGGAGCCTACAATCAGGCGCTCGATGATCTTCATACCTCGCTCAACGTCACCGGCTTTGCCAAGTTCTTTCTCCATATACAGGAGATCGCGGCCAGTCATTTCGCGGATTTGAATCTCTCGACCGTCTGAAATCTTGGTGGAGAATGTTTCGAGCTGCTTTTGTTTTTTGTCCGCTACCGGAGTTGGTTGTCCAGCATCTGTTGAAATGGTTCGCATAGTAATTGCTAAGTGAATCTGTCAAGTTTTACCCTCGCGTCAACAAGCTGCTTTTCAATCGACTCGGAACCCTCGCCAGGCGGCAGAGACAAGTAAATTTCCTGAGCAGTTTTCCAACTCTGTTTTGCGCCTTCAAGATCTTCCAGCTTCAGTCGATCCTCGATATCGCATATCCACATGAAGACTATCTCTTTTCGAAAGTAAGGGTCAATTGGAAGGGGGAACGGCGTCATAGGGCGCGAGAGATCGTGAATGCTTGTTGAGGAGAAAAGTACTCGGAGTTGTAAGCGCAATGGACCGAGGAGGGAATTTCTCGTCCCTTTTTATCATAGGGTGTGACCAGATAGTAAACTCCGGCAATACCAACCATGGTTTCCAGTGAAGCTGATGCGACACGTGACTTGCGTGACTTTTTCATTTGATGAGACCTTTCTTGATTGCGTTGAAACGAGTTGTCAGTTTATCGATGGCCCCAATCTCACTCAGCTCTTTCATCGAGTACTCCAAACCAGATGGCTCTTTGTCGCCGCCAGGGTTGGAAGGAGTGACAGTCTTTTCCTTGGGCGACTTACGAATCCGGTTGTCGATTGCAACACTGGAGAAGTAAGCTCGTGACAGCGGCAGTTCAGGGATGCCAACCGCAGAATGAAACAGAGACCAGGTGTACATGTGAGCGATTTGAAACAGAACAGCAAACTGCTCTGCATAACGGTCTGGTGTCATAAACCAGATCTCGTCATGAATACTGAGGATAAACCGTGCCGGAATCTTGTATTCTTCGGTGAGCCAGTGGATGGCGGTAAGGAAGATCGACAGAATTTCCGCGCCGGAGGATTGAATTGTCCAGTTCACTCGCCCGGTTTTGAAGTCGTCGCCCACGGCAGCCGGACGCATCGCAGTCGAGATCTTGGTACCCAGGCAAGGGAGCTGGGGCACACGAGTTCGCATTGCGATCTCTTCCATATAGTTGAAGCAACCGGAGTCGGATCCGCCTTCATAGAGCCCAGAGCGGTGTTTACCCTTCTTGCCCTCCAGAATACGGTAGGCAAAGTTCTTCACTTCTGTGGGCGACTTTTCAGGGTACTTGCGGCGAATGTAAGTCTGCACAGCACGAACACCAGCTCCGTACAGGACAGCGAAACCGGCGATCTTGGCCGTGTCTCGATCCACTCCGGCCAGCTTGGCGAGGGCGCTGTGGGGGTCCGTGCCTGCCTCTTTCGAGCCACTCAGGACGTTGTAGCCAAAGGGTGAACAACCGACGTGGCCGCCTTCCCACTTGTCGCTGTAGATCGAGGCGATCTGCATTTCTTGACCGTCAAAGTCTGCACCAACAATCTTCCAACCGTCTGGAGCTTTGACTCGCGTTTTGAGTTCAGTGCCGATGCGCCAGTTTTTGGTGGAGCACATCGTAACCATCAGCGATTCCACGGTTCTGCGAGTAACTGTGCCGTGACAAAGAATCTCGGGCAAAGTAACGAGAGAATCTTCCCCATACGGATTGTGAGCACGTAGAAAGATGCGGTCCATCACACGTTTGCGCACAGAAGTCCAGTATGAAGTCGCGTTTGCCACTTCCAGTGCCCTCTTTGCTTGCGGCAGTTTACTGGATAGTCTTCCTACCTCCATGTCTTGCACAAAGTCTTTGGATAGTAAACCACCAACGTTTTCCCCGGTGCCCTTGGGGTGCGGTACTTTTTTCCAACCCATTACAGTGTTCTCCCTGATTTGTAGTTTTCCGGAGTTTCTTCCCCCGGTTTTAGATAAAGGTTTGTTTCGCCGTTTGTGACCCACCTGCGACCCGCACAGGGGTTTAGGTCTCCAACTCTCATTTGTTTCATTTTTTTCTTCCACTCGTCCGACTTGGGTACGCCAGGTCGCCCCTTCTTTTCGTTAGTGCTGGGAAGTTGTCCCTCCACCCATCCGGGTCCCGGAGTTTCATCTACCCTTACGGCAACCTTCCCGTTGTTCCACCACCTTTTCCCCCTGGTCGTAGACCCGTCGTGGGGCAAGTGCTGCCCCGCCTCGAAACTTCGCCCCAAAGTCCAACCTTCGCCAGGACACTCTTCGGACCTCACTTCCTTGTCCCCGTTTGTCCAAACTCTTTTCCCCAATGCAGTTGGCGGACCCTCCCCAAAGTTCCCCCCGTTTCCCCTCTTTCTACGCCCTTTCTCCGCTCGAAGTTTTTTGCGAAGGTCCTCGTCAAAGTACTTGTAACCTTCGTGCCGAAAGTCAAACTCCGGTCCCCCCTTAAGAAAGTCTTTTGCGTGAAGTTCTGCGTGAGTTATGAAGTTAAGTTCCACAAGGTTGGAGGGGTCGTCCGTACCTCCTTGTGATTTATAAACAATGTGGTGTTTGTGTGTGGTCATCGGTCCAGTAGCATTCAGTTTCATTTTACCCTGGTCCACTAGCAGTAAACTCAACTTTCTTCGCTCCAGTAACACCATCCTTCTCCTTCTATCCAAGTCAAGGGTTTCCCTTCCCACTCCAACTTTAGTAGCAAATGGGCGAGGCGAGACTTTACTCCGATGACAGTGTTCGGGTCTTTAATGAATGGACGAACCCACGTAGGAATGTGTGCGTACTTTCCTTTCGTCGCTTTCACTTCCCAGTCAAGCTGAGAAACCCAGGGATCTTTGTTAACCCACTCTTGAGCTTTTTTCGGGTCGTTAAGGTAGAGAACGCGCCAGTCTTCGTAAGTTTTCCACACCAGATCTTTACAGATCTGCGTCATTTCGTCGTTGTATTCTTTGTAAACACGCTCAACATCCTCAATCCACTCGGACCAGTTGTCGACGAGCGGAATGATCGAACCGTTTAGATGATAGTGACCGCAGAGAGCAACCATCGAAGGAGTGCTATCCAGGTACTTTGGCCACAGCGCCTGAAAGAGTTCAGCAGTGTAGTAAGCATCCTTTAGGGCGTAATCAAGAGCTTCGGTCAGAACTTGACGAATCTGCGAGAGATGAGTCGCATCTACGAAGATATCACGAACTTTTTTGTCCACTGCGCCCAGTTCTTTTACGTCCTCACCAAAATACTTTCGGACGGCTGCCACGTGAAAGTTGTAGCACTGCACAAGGCTGTTCGTAGCGCCTTTGTCAAGCCACTTCGGAGCATAACGCAACTTGCGCTTCTCCTCTGGCGTCAGACTCTCCGGGTCTTTTCCTGCGAGAACGTACAGCCAGCGTTGACCACTGGCCAATCCTGACACACCGATGTGAGCGGATAGCGTGTCGAAGTAAAAGTTTTCGGGCGCAGTCTGATCAAGAGTGTAACCCTCGCGAGCACGAACACGGTCGTAGCTGATGTTGTGGCCCGGAATGAAACGGTTGGTACCAATCGGAATCAGTTCGTGTTGATCCCACTGGCTTTCGGGGATGGTTGGATCAATCAGTTCAGAAGCTAGCCAAACGTATGCAGCTTTCGCGCTCAGGGCGGTGCCAATGATCGGAAACGCACCGCCGTGAACGTAAGTCTCGGTATCGAACGTGAACGCTTCCTCTTCGGGGAACTCTACTTTCTCGATGTACCAACCACCAGCAGCATCATTCTCAACCCACTCGTACCGGGTCCAGCCGGATTCAAACCGGAACTCTTCAGGCGGCGGCAGAGGGGGAAGTTTGCACCGGGAGAATTGATCACCGAGCTCTTTGTAGCGGCCGACTTGGTCGCTGGCGATCTTTTCGAAATGATCGCGCAAAAAATCACCCTTCAAGTCTGGAAGCGGCAGAGGGCCATCATACAGACCTGCAGGGTGATCTACAGGAACAGAAATATCAAATTCTTTCAGCAGGTTTTCTGCTTTCTGAATGGACAGACGGGACATTTTCTGTGGCTTTTCTGTGCCAAAGATTTTGTCGTGCAGGTCGTCTGACAGAACGGGGTATCCAAGTTGTGTTTTCTTCACGGACGTTAGGTTTTTCATGGTTTAGTATAGCGGAGTGCAACCGCTGTAAATCAGGTGACGGCTGGGTCCAGGTTATCGATCGGGGGAGGTACAGGAACACCAGATAAAGCGCTTGGTATGATCCCGCGCATTTGGGCGAAGGCGAGGCCATAACCTATAAAGCTGGAAGGTCTAATAGGAAACCACCTGTACACGGGTGTACCATCGTCTAAATAGCCGTACACGCAGGGTTGCCCCATAAAGGGTGATCCGTGAGACCAAAGACCTGCCAGATTTGGCGAACGTGTGTAGTAATTCGCACTGTTGTTTGTCCAACCTCTGTATTGGGGTGCCAGGATATTACCTAGGAGTTCGGTATCAATGGATCCGGCGTTGTACTCGGTGACGGCTTTTGCCATCTGAACAGCACGGGGATTCATACACTTTCATCACAGTTGAACAATTTTACCCTAGAACACACAGTCCCAGCAGAGCTTACCTGGTTCCTCATCATAAAGCCCAAGATTTCTTGCCTCGTTGATTGAATCGAGAGTTTCCCGATCATTCTTGAGACGGCGATGCAACCGCAAACGCCAGAGGACGTACTCCCTCGCATTACGTTCGGAGGGATCTTCAAGGTACTTCTGATATTTCGTTTCGACCGTCTGAACGATACCGATACCAACTTTTTCAATAAGGTGGTCAACTTTCTGAAGAGCTCTTGCCATTAGTTTACGGAGTTGAAGGAGAACATTTTGAGCTCAAAGTTGCGAACACCGGAGCTTTCGTAAACGATATCTTTGTTCTTCTTGTAAATCTCGTAAGCATCGAACACCGAAGAGAAGTGAAGCGGGCGGTCAGCGGGGCTGCTTCGCCAAAGGAGCATTTCCTGAAGGGACAGCGGGACGTCGATATCCCACTGCTCGTCTCGCGAAGAGTACAGGAGGGGAAGGGCGTCATTCCGCCACCAGTCGCAGATCTGGGGGCTGTATTCATCCCAGGCCAGAGGATCCGTAAGGTGAGTGTCGCAAGTTTCGCGAATCCAGTTCACGTACTGGCGACCACGCTCAACAACAAGTTTGGCACTCGCCGGAACTTCTTCCAGGAAGTAAGCTTCCTCGTCACCACGAACGACCCGCTCAATAACCGAGGGGAACAAGAAGGACTCGGAGATAAGGCGGAAGTCCTCAGCACCTTCGCTAACCAAACGCAGAACAACCTCAAGGATCGACATAGTAGTCGCAATCTGAAGCTCTTCACCCGAAGCAGCAACTTTTGGTTTCTCGTTCGATAAACCTTTTCGCAGGAGGCTCAACTCACGCTCAAGGCGACGAACCTCTCGACCCATTTCTCTCTCGAGTTTGTTCTTGTAAATCTCTGACTGGGTTACCAGATTGTCGAATTTGTTGTCGAGTTTCTCCAGCTCGACGTCCAGCTGCTCCACGGATATCTTCAAGTTGGATAATTTTTTCTTGAGAGAAGTTACCGAAGAGCGTATTGAGTTGGTTGCAAAAATTAGGTTGTCAGCAGTCATCAGATTGGGCGAATCGTTGCTCTTAGTTGGTCAGTGTTGACGTCGATGACCTCAACGTTAAACGAGTATAGGCTCTCGGGGTCGCTAAGTAAGTGAAAACTTCCCTCGAAGCGGTCACCATCTCGAGAACGCAAGTAAAAGTTACCAGGCGTGGGTGGCGAGCAGAGTGCAATGTCGCCTGCGAATTCAGGGTTGGACTCTTCAATCGCCGTGACAAGCCTCTGGTAGATTGCAGAAGCCGCTGCCATCTCACTGTCGTTTGAAAACTGCGCTCTGAGTTCGCCTTCAATCGCTTCCAGACTTGCCGCGATCCCCGTGTCAAGAACAATCTCGAAAGTTTCGCCTTCGCCCCGAGTCAGGAAACAAACTTCCTCCGAGTCAAAGTTGCATTCTTCCGGGTTATCAAATGCTTGGAAGCCATGCTCCAGAAGCTCGTAAAAGGTCTCTTTGATTGTTTCAGCGTCAGGGCCACCCAAGTAGTTGGCGATGGCGTGAAAAATACGAGGGTTGGCGAGCAAACGCGCCACCGGGTAAATCAGCTGTTGTTCGTCCATTACAGTGCTCCGCCGAAGCAGTATAGCGATCTCGTCGTTTGGTAATCGTTTAACATGGTTTTACCCGGCGCTCACAGTTGAACTTCTTCAAGGTTGGCCACCTTGATTCCTTTCGCCCCAGGGCGACCTTGCTTCACAGTGCTGAGGCTAAGCTCCATCTTCTTCTTGCGTATCGAAACCCAAGGAACAGAGTAAGAGCCTTCACCAAGGTACACAAACTCAGCCTCGGCAGGTAGCCAGAGTTTACCTTTGCTGGTTGCTTTGCAGAGATCTTCGCCACTCAGCACCAAAGCCTTGAGTTGACCCTCGAGTTTGAAGACACACAGGTACTTCCGCTGAGAAACTTCAGCTTCGCGTTTCGCGAGAGCCACAGGGCCATAGCCCGTGGAGATTGGACCCTTGAAAGTTGCTCCAACCTTCTTCAAGAAGCCATCCTGGGTCATTAAAACCACTTTTTCCTTCGCGTCGACGACCATAGCACCCCTTGGCCCCTTGGCCTGTTCAACCATGCCTTTTTTCAAATCAATCTTAAGAAACCGGGGCTTGGGCGGGGCTGGGGGCCTCTTCTCCCCGGTCCTCGGGCTGGGGGCCAGGCTTCCGGCCGGAGGCTCCACCAGGGCGCTCCTGCGGGCCTCTCCGTGGCGTTTGGCGAGTTCAGTGATCTGTGTGTACACCCACTTATGGCGCACCTCTTTGTTCTTTACCAGCTCGTCTAGAGTTTTCAGGCGTTCCTCAAGGGTTTCCTTCTCGGCTTCCAGTTCAGCCTGGTCAAGACCAGTAAGTTGACGAAGGCGCATCTCAAGGATTGCTTCGGCTTGGTCTCGTGTGAACTTGAATGGGCGGTCTACAAGGGCAACGAGTGCCTCTTTCTTTGAGGCTGACTCCTTAATCTTCTTGATGATTGCGTCAATCTTGTCGATGGCCTTGATGAAGCCCATCACGATCTCAAGGCGCTGCTCGGTAAGGTCTAGCTCCTGAGAGAACTTTCGCTCCAGGCGAGCCATTCGCCACGAGAACCATTTCTGACAAATTTCAACTGGGCTGAGCTCAACGGGTCGCGTACCGTCAATAACCAGCGTTTTTGCTGAATAGCGAGTGTCGAGATCGGTGTATGCGTAGAGTTGCTCAACCAGCTGCTCAGTTCCGACATTGGGCTTCGCAACAATCGTGACACGGTCTCCGGAGAGATCAGATTCGTCGATAACTTCTGCGATTCCATCGAGTTTTCCTTTCTCTAGAGCGTCACGAACTTGTTCACCGAGTTTCTCAGGATTGACCCCAGGCGGGAAATTCGTAAATGTAAGTGTGCCACGATCTTTTGCCTTGCCACTTCGTTTCTGTACGCCTGACTCGTACTTAGCGCGGCAGCGAATGTTGCCAGAGCCTGTTTCCTTGTACCTCTTGAGTTCTTCGTCATTAACAATGTCGCAGCCAGTTGGAAAGTCGGGAATTAGGAGTTCGCGTGCTTTCGCCTCCTTCGGAGCTTTGAACTCGCACGCAAGTTTGGTGGCCTCTACAACTGCCCGCAGAGAATGGGGTGCCAGCTTCGTTGCGAATCCCACGGCAATACCTGTGTCGCCATTCAGCAACACCGAAGGGATCGCAGTGTTAAACCGTTCTGCCTCTTGGCGAGATCCGTCGTAGTTGGGCCTGGTTTCCCAGGTGGCCTTGTCCTGCAGAAGCAATTCAACAGCTGAGGGTCGCAGTTTGCACTCGGTGTAGCGAGCTGCAGCGGGGCCATCAACGGTGCTGCCGAAGTTACCGTGGCCGTCAACCCAGGGGACGTTGTTGTTCCAGGTTGTGGCCATATTGACCAGAGTGCCGTAGCAATCGCCGTGCGGGTGGTAGTAACCCATCGCAAGGCCAGTTACGCGGGCGCACTTCACATAACGTTTGTCGGGCATCAACCCTTCCTCAAACATCGTCTGAAGAACGCGGCGCTGAGCAGGTTTCAGTCCGTCATACATGTCTGGGATGGCTCGCCCAAGAAGGACGGCCATCGAGTAAGCCATGTAATCCTCCTTCATCTGGGAGGTTAGGTTGGTCGTTGTAAGGTTTTCCGTCATTCGGCTTTGGGCAGAGAGCGAATTCGCTCGATCAAGGTGTCTACAGCGTCCACTGTGCAAAACCGAATCACATCGTTCGTAATCTCAGTTTCGTACGTCTGGTGCGCGTGCTTGCCCTCATTATGGCTCAGGACAGCCACTTCGTAAAGCGCACCCTCACCAACTTCGTATTCAGGGATAACAGAGATTCCGTAACCGTTGTCAAACAATTCTTTATGCTGGAACCCAGGGGGATGGGGGAAGAGTTTAAGATCTTCGAGCTTCATTCTTCGAAAAGTTGTGCGTATTCTTCTTCGGTGGCATTGTCTTCGATCTCACCGATTAGTTCCTCGTCGGTGTAACTGCCGATGTAATCTAGTTGGATATCGATGAAGAACCGCGCAAGGTCACCAGTGGTCATTCCGTCAAGATAACGCTCAACAAGCCATTCTACGAGAGCGGAACGCTTTTCAGGGGTCAAACCAGTCATCATTAGCAGTAGTAGCGGGATCAGGCCAGAACGGTTTCGATAACGTTCTCGGAGATGCCGAAGTATTCGCAGATAGCAATCTCTTTGCCTGTCTCGAAGGAGACTTCAAAGGCGATATCCCGAACTTGATCGAGATTAGTGTAGTCTTCGCCGTCAACGAGGCAACCGTTATCGGCGAACATGAGGGAGTAGGTAAGCATAAAGTTAATCAAGCGATAATGTCAAGAACAAGGCGGTCAGCCGAGGTGCCAACGCGGAAAGAGCCATTCCAAAGGTAAGCACCCCAGAAGTAGGGATCCTTATCGGAAACATTCTGGAACTCGGCGGTGACGAAGCCGTACTGCTTTTGACGATCAACCTCAAACTCCAGGTCACGCAGGTTGCGAACGCCGAAGAACTCTTTCAGATCTTTCAGTTTGCTGAAGTACAGATCGCCGACTTTGAACCCGACGAAACGGTTGGCATCGGTCATGTCCGCACCTTTGCGAACGTATCCGGCTTTGATGACTTGGCCAGCGACAAGGTTGGAAACGGTTTTCTTCATGTAATTACTATAGCGCCTTTTGCCCGTTTTCGAAAGGGGGCAAACCGCCCTCCAAGGTACGGGAAACCGTACCTACTCGGATTTTGAAGCGGGGCGGCCCCAACGGGCCAGGGCTTCCGCAACAGCGTTTTCAAAGCCAACCTGTGAACCTTCGCCCATGTGGCGATAGAACAGTTCAGTCACGTCGCTTTCCGTCGGCCCCTGCGGATCGGGCTGGGCCAGGGCGGCGTCAACACGAACAGCAAGCGGTGATTGTTTGATGCGTCCACGAGGAATACCGGAGTCGATGGCATCCATCAGCTCTTGACACAGCGCACGAAAGTCAGTCATCGTTGTTCTTCAGTAGTGGCTGAAGGCCCCAGCGGGCGAGGACGGCGTGGACGAAACAGTGCTGCTGCGTCGGCCACGGCCCTTGATCTTGTCCAGCCGCCCAACTCCAGAGATCACGCAGCTCCTCATCAGTCGGCCCCTGCGGCTCGGGCTCGGCCAGGGCTGCGCGGGCGCCGTCACGGAAACAGGCAGCATCCATTAGATGAGTACCAAAATCATCCGTGTAGCAATGAGCATCAAATAGCCCGTCCAGCTCCTCATCCGTCAGCGCCAC